TGGTCTGAGCGGTGGCCTTAATCCACGAACCAAGACCACGGGTCTTGTAGGGCGCGAGGCCGGTATCGGCCTGCATGTCGTTATCGGAGCCAACGGCGGCTTCGATGGAGCGTTTAAGCTCGCGCATGGCCTTGACCTTGCTGTTTGCAACTTCACCGTCAGTGCCGGCCGGATCGGACGCTTCTTGGAGGTCCGAGACCATCCACGGGCGCCAGAACTTCTGGATGTAGTTGCCGAAGCGGGCGCGGTTGGCGGCTTCGTTGTTGAATGCGGCCACGTCAGCGCCTTCAAGGACGCCAGCGAAGTCAACATTTGCGAGGGTATCGGCCTGCCAGGTTTGGTAGGTGTTCGTGACCTTGGTCGTTTTTGCAAACGTAGAGGTCTTCGGGGTGTCCTCGGGTTCGAGGATGGTGAGGAAATTGGTGAGCGCTTCGCGGTCACCGGAGACGTTGTAGGAGGTGGCTAGGGCCATGGAATTATCGAGATTTGCGTAACTGTGAGCTTTTGAGAAGAAGCCCAACCGCATCATCCGAAGTAATCCCGCCCTTCGCCGACAATTTCGCTGACTCCGCCGCAATCTGCTGCCGCTCGGCTGAACCGATAGGCGCCCGTGCCGCTGCGCCACTGGCCGAGACGGCGGTTTGATCCGCTGCTGGCTTTGGCTTGACAACCGGGGCTGGCTTCTTGGCGGGAGCGGCCTTGGCCGCGTCCTCTGCTTCGACCGCCTTCGCGCCTTTGACCAGCACGCCCAGTATCCATTCCGCATTTGGCATCGCCATAAGGGCGGCATACTGCGGATTGCGACGGCCCTGTTCGGCCATCTGATACTCGGCACTCTGCTTGTCGGTCAGGAACGGGAAGCGTTCGTGAGCCTGCTTGGTGATCTGCTGCTTGGCGGCGATGAACTGCGCGCGTTGGGGGATGTGATCCTCCAGTGTGCGCCGGGCCTCGCGTAACTTGCGCTTCAGGTCCAGTTCAGTGAACAACGCCTCGCCGATCTTGTGAACGCGGATTTGCTTATCCTCGTCCTTGGGATCGGTCATCGTCTGCCACTGACCGGCGTCGTCCAGCACGTCCTCAATGTAGCGAGCGGCCTCCTTGGCGGTGTTCTGGATTTCGCCCAGCTTGGCGATGTCCATTACGTCGCCCAACGGCATGTTGGGCGTGGGGGCTACGACTACGGGAGCTTGCGGGGTGACGGGAGCGGCGATCTTGGCCTCAAGTTCGGCCAGTTTGGCGGCTTGTTCCGCCATCTTGGCCTCAATTGCCTTGGTTTTCGCCACTTCCTTGCCGATGCGCTTGTTGAGCAGCTTTTGTTGCTCGGGAGTGAATGAAATTGTCTGAGAAGGAACAGAATCGGCCTCTTCCTCGGTTGCCTTGTCCTCGGCCTCTGTCGTCTCGGCGGTGGGCGTGGCTTCTTCGGCGGGGGCGGTCTCTTCGGAAGCTGCTGGAGCTTCTGCTGTCGGAGTTTCGTCAAGGGTAAGGTCCGGGGCGATTACCTCGGGGGCAGTATCTTCCGCAGCTTGGCGGGGCGGCTGTTTCGATGCTTTCTCGGCCGAAGCCATGAGGAGCACCGCTGCCTGACCCGTCGCGATATTGCCCGACCCTTTTACTGTCGCATCACCTGTTTTTGCGGCCGGCGAAGTGGCCTCGATATTTTCAGTTGGCATGAGTTAGAGCCGTCAAGGGGCTGTTTCTAAATCCTAGCGCGCGGCAGGATTGCCGTGTGGCCAATTGAACTAATCGTGCAATTTGCAATGTCAATGGCGGAGTCGTGCAAATTGCATGGTCGTGGCTATAGCGCGCGATCAGAGGTAGATCGTGCATTTTGCACGATTTTGGGGCATGGAAAAGCCGCGCTGGGTGGGCGCGGCTGGATATGCGAAGTGGTTCGCGGAATCAGTTGTTCCACTCATTTCGGCCACGACGGCAAAAGATCGACCGTCTTGCCCCGTGGCAGATCCTGCCGCAATTCGGTCCCGTCAGTGAACCGGTGACCAGTCCGTAATCTTTTTGTGGCTCCGCTCCAGCGCCCAGCACAATGCAGTGGTGGAATGGGGTTGGCTGGCCAGCTCCGATAAACACGGGCTTGGCTGAGGTATTTGCGGCAGTCGCTTCTGTCTTTACGTTGCGGGTCTCAACTATGAATAAAGCCAGCAACGCTGAACAGAGCAGCACGATTGCGGTCGCGAGCACGCCCGCAATGAAGCCGAGAGATAGCCCGGAGCGAAAGCGCTCCTCGGGGCTCAGATTTGTCCTCGCAGTAGGTTTTTGATCGGGGGTTGGTTTTTGTGTTTCCATAGTGGGTAAAAGTTTAGGTGGAACCAGACGCTTCTGACAATGCCGCGCACTCGACCGCGGGGTGTTCGGATCGTGAGGGAGAGCGCGTCATGTCAGACCTTAATGTTCGGCAAGACGCGGAATTGCTCCACGAATCCGGCTCGATATGTTGCGGCGAGCCGAGCGCGGACCATTTTCATTTCAGCGGATTCCTTCTTTTCGACGCGGCGGCGGTATCGGCCCTTATACCACGACGGCACAGGGCCGCGCCACTTAGCCACAAGGTTTGCTTCTGCGTTCTTCCAGCCGCGTTTTTCTCCGGGTGAATCTCCGCAGTATAGGAATTGGTCGCCCTTGCGTGGGTATTCGCCGACGCGCAGAAATCGGAAGCGCCGAACAATCGCCACAGACAACGAGCGGGCTGCGCTCTTTTTGGTTTTCATGGTTGGTCCTACGCTCGTGTCTGAGCTTTAGTGTTACGCCTTCTCCTCCCTCGCCAGCGCCGCCTGCGCCACCGCCTCGTCATACGTGCGAATGAGCGCCATATAGGCGGCGATTTCGCCCGTGCAGGCCAGTGAGGCGCGCTCGTTCTGGATCACGGCACCGTCCACAAGGTTGAGCAGCGCGCCTTCACGGCACTCGCGCACGGTTTCCATGAAGTCGCGGAAACGGGTATCGGCAGCGAGGCCGATGAGCGAGGCTTGAATGCGCTTTTGGCGCGCGAGTTGTTGATCGGCTAGGGTCATGCCCTATGTGGGCACTCGCCAAGCGGGGTGTCAAGCAAGACTAGGCACCGTAGACTCCGATGCGCTTATTTTCGTTCTGCGAAATTTGCATCTGGGTCTGCTTAACAATCTTGTCCAGTCGGCCACGGAACGCCTCATCCTGTGCATACCGCTGCTGCACGTCCGGCTGCTGACCGTAATTCTGAATCGTGGCCATCACGAGGTCAGGCGGCGCGTTCAAGTCGATGTCGCGGTCTACGCCTGAGAATACCTGCGCCAGCATCGTGTGCGTCTCGTTCACGGTCTTCTGTGATCCGGTCTCCTTCGGTAGCACCACGAGTTCAGCCCAGTTCGGGTCGATGGTCTGCACCGCAAGCTGGATGACCTCGCCGTAGTCGATTTGTCCATACTTGTCGAACATGCCGGCGACCTCAGCGAGCGCCTTCAGCTTTTGCTGCTGCACCTCGGGGTTCATGCTCTGGATGTCAAACGTGAGACGGAAATCAAACTCCTCGTCGTCCTGTCCCTTGTTGAACTCAACCGGATCGGCCTGCTTCAAACCAACGACGCGGAAGTAAACGGCTTCGCTGCCGTATTGCTTGTAGCGGCTCCAGACCTTGGCGAAAACCTTGCTGAATCCAGCCATGAAGCTCTCGGCCTCCTTCTGGTTCTTGTAACCGGCGAACGTCGGATCGGTCTCGGCTGAAACGAAGCCGAGGTATTGGTTGAAGTCGGCCTTCAGCGCAGCCTCGCTCTTTTCCGTGCTGGGGTCGTAGGCGGGGCGGTCAGCAAAGTGATACTCGCCCGGCCGACGCTCCGGCACCCTGGCGCCAGCGCCCCACCGCAGCGGAGGACGGCCCTGCGGATACATCATGGGCGGGCAAATGGCCAGCGATGCGGCGTCGATCAGGCTGTCCTTGTGGACCTTGATCTGCTGCTGGAGCGGCTTGCCCGGCTCAGGAATGCCGCGCGTGTCGTGCAGCTTGCGGGATAGGTGCTCGCGGCGGAAGATGACGAACGGGTAGGCTCCGTCCGCGTAGCCGAGCAAGCCAAACTTGGCATAACCGTCCTGCTCGCCGTCAGGGGGCAGGCCAGGATTGAAGATCGTGAGGTAAAGGCCGGTGTATCCATCCTCGTCGGACAGGCGCTGGTAGGCATAGACTACGCCGATCAGGTCGGTGAAGTTCTCCTGCTGATACATGAACGAGCGTGAAATCGGCTGGTTGTATTCGTTCTGTGTCTGCGTGATCTGCTTGCCCTTGCAGGTCTTGATCGCGGCCTCAACCCACGCCTTGTCCCAGCCTGCCGTATTCACGAAGGCGCGGAGCTGCTCTGCGGTGTAATACTCAACCCGGAACATGTCCGATGCGGTTTCGGCGTCGGTCGTGTAGTTCGGGATGAAAAGGTTCTGATTCAGGTTGAACGCGCGCAGGACCGGGTAGCTTTTCTTGCGGCCCAACGTCGGAACGGTCGTTTCCTGCTTCACGCGCAGCTCCTTCACCATCTTGCGGGCCTTGCTCGCGGTGCAGCCGTAAATCTCGGTGAAGATGGCCACGGCATCGTCCATCAGGTCGTCGCTGTAAAGGAGCGCCTGCATGTCTAGTGTCGGGAACTGTTCTTGAAGCATCTCCAGCGTGACGTTCTGCAAAATCTTTTCCTGCGTCTCTTCCCAAAATACGCCCATCGCGCCGACACCCATTTCTTGGATGTAGTTGGCGAGCAGCTCCACCTCGCGGTTTACCTCGGGGATTTGCGTCTGGACGAGCCAGCGCATGAAGTTGGATACGGTCTTGGCTCGCTTAATGTCGTTGCCCTCGACTGGCGTCGCGGTGATACCGGCCCGCAGGAACGCGATCCAGAGCATCGCCACCTTGGAAATAATGGCCTCGTCGGTGAGGAAAACCTGAAGATCGCTCGCACCGTCCCATGGCGTCGGGTCAATCTTCTGTCCCTCGCGGGCGTGCTTCTTGCCGTCAGCGCTCTGGCCTGACCAGAGGGCGTAACGCGTGTTGTAGTTCTCCTGGCACTGGTCCGTAAAGCCTTGGAGATTCGCAATCGTGGTGTTGAACGTGCGCGAAAGGAGGGCGTGATCTGGACCGTCGTTGCCCTCGGGCGCCAGTTGCAGGCCGGCGTCGGAGTTTTGGCCGTTGACTTGGGTTGTGCCCGCGAAGGATGACATCTTGACAGTCACGCGTAATGCAGCGCGGGGCGTTGGCAAGATGCAAGTGGAGGGCTAAACCTTCGAGTTAAAGTGGCGAAGGTTTCCGAATTGGTCGCGCTGGATGAATCGCCTTCCGTAAATTTTGCCTTCAAAAGTGAGGCTGTATGCCTCTATCGTGACCCATCTCTTGCGCGGAAATATGTGACGGATGATCAGGAATAGGTATTTCATAAATTAGTGCCCGTTGTGCTCCACCTACGCAGAGCAAGCTCCGCCGCCATGGCATCGGCTATGGCCAAGAAACGATGCCAGTTTCGGCGGTTGCCGAATGTGCGCTTTATCGCGGGGATCGTGTCAAATGCGCAGGTAGATATGCCGGACATGGCCATGCTTTCATTTCCCGATAGAAAGCCTGTATTTAACCCATAAATAAATGCCAGAAAACGGAATGCAATGCCTCATGTTTTGGCTCGGTATTTTCCACCTCCTGAACCAGGATGGCGTTTTCGCGTAAAGCGCGCAGTCTAAAATCGCGGCTGCAAAAAATGCGATGGCAGCCGCAAGGCATGTATTTTCGTTGCTCATAAATGAGTTCCCTGCCTCGCCGCCCTAAACGCCGCAAACCGCTCCTTGAGCGACTCCAATGCCTCAGCCTTGGCTGGCGCAGGCTTAGCCGGCCTCGCAACGCGCGCCGGTCGCGGGCCACGCGTCACGCTGCCATGCTCGGCGCGGTATTCGCGGGCGTAAGCGGCGATCTTGGCTTTGTTGCGCAGCCGCCACGCGGCTTTGATGGCTTTGCGTTTCTCGGCGTTCTTGCGGGCGTATTCGCGCCAGTAGGCGGTGCGGTCTTTCATAATTTGTCCTCCTTTATGGCGGCGTCGATGGCTTCGATCTTTGCCGCCGCCTCACGGAATTTCTTGTCCTCGGGATTTACAAACACGACGGCGACAAAAGGATCGACGGCTTTGCGTAGCGCCTTGAACCGCGCCCGCTCCTTGGCGAGTTTAGCCTCGGCGCGTTCGGCGCGGGCCGACAGCGCGTGTATTTCTGTCCTAAGTTCGCCCCACGTATCGGTCCCGGCTTTACGCAGGCGCTTGGATTCATTTTCAGCCGCGAGTCGTGCGCATTTTTCTTCGTCCGCTCGATTGGCGTTCTCAAATACCGATGCCTTCAGCCGCCCCACCTCGCGCTCGGCTGTCTCGGCGCGTTTGGCGCAGTTCACGAGTTCGTCGCGGGCGGATTCTAGCAACCGCGCGTTGCTTTGCGCCATTGAGCAAACGTCGCCCACTGCCGGGTCATCGGGGTTAAGCGAGTATGCGGATTGTGGCTGTGCCGCTTTCAACCGCTCCACCTCGGCGCGGAGCTGGTCGCAAGCGTCCATGCACGGTTTCAATTCCTCTTCGTGCATACGATTCGTTGCGTGCTCGACCGCCTTCGCCTCGCTGTCGGCGATGAGTTGGGCGTCGGCATCCACGTCCTGCGGGCAGTATTCGCTTGCTGGGTCGCATCCGATACTTTTAGCGAGCTTCCGGTGCGCCTCGGTGACTTGTGCGGGGGCGCTCACAGGGCACCTCCGATCAAGACGCCGACCAGAACGAGAACTGCGGCCGTCACTATGGCGCCGATGATGCGAGCGTCGTCCGGGTTCTCTGCACCGGTAAACAGGCCGACGATAAGCGCGACGAGCGCGCAGATAGCGATGGATGGGGCGCTCATTTGCGGCCTTTCTTGCGCTGCTTGGGCAGCACGCCGATGGCGACGAGGGCGGCGCGCATGTTCTCGTGGGTGAACTCGCTGCCGTTGTGCGTGTATGCAGCTCTCGCTTTCGAGATCATGCGGTCTGCGTCATCGAGCGGGATGACGGCGACGAGGATGGGCTTGGGGTCTTCTTTGTATGAGTAATAAAGGGCGTCGGCTTTCGTTGTGTGACAGGAAAATCCGTCGTCCTTGTAGGTTCTTTGCGTCGCCCACATACGGCGTCCCTTGAGTCTGGATTTTTTCATGCTGGATTTTTTCACGCCCCAACCCACGCACATCGGCGCTTTCTCGTCAAGCGAGTAAATGGATATTTTAATATACCCCCGTCCGACTGCCGTTATCTTTCACGAAAGGCACGAACTCGCAATTGGCTTTGCGGAGGTAGCGACAGCAATCAATCGGGTCTTTCGTAGCCTCCGTCGCCCCCAATTTGCCCGTGTATTCCTGCAAAGCGTAGATCAGGTTCTGGCACCTGTCGCTGACGTAAATCCGTGGCCGGTTAAGCGCATCAATCGGCTGGTCCGTTTTGTAGGCCAGCAGGTTATTGATAAGCTGGATACCGTCCTCGATCTCGCCCTTGTTAGCCTCGGACGATGCGGCCGGAGCCGGGATGAACGTGAGCCCGGCATCGTCCAGTTCGCTGATGATCGTCGTAGCCCCGTCCTGCGACTGGCGCTCCGCGGCACCCATGCGCGGGTCGATGATGCGCTCGTAGATGTTGCGGTCGCCGTCCGGGCCGCTCTCGGCGGTCGTGATGTGCTCGACGTAGGCTTTGATGCCGTGGATGCGCGGCGTCGTCGCCGGGCCGGGCTTGTTGCCGGGCAAGGCCCATTCCTCGTTCTCGGGTGACTCGCGGTAGACCCACCACGTATTGGCGGCGTCAATGGCGACCCATACCATGAACCACGCTTTGGAGCCAGCGGGGTCGAGGGCCATGTAGAACGTGACTGGATACGGCACGTCTTGGCCCTTGGCGTTTTTGCGGGTTTTGAGCCATGGGAGGTCTTCGTGTTTGACCACGTTGCCGCCGTCTTTGACGTATTCTTTGCTGAAGAGGGGGAAGGCGGAGGTAACTGACTTGGTTGGTATCCCATATGCGCGAGCCAAGATCACCTCTCTGGACTCGTTGCCATACAGCTTCATAAACTCCTTGAAGTCCGCGAATGGATTGTCCTCTGTCCATGCGTAGTGAATACAGCACGATCCAACGGATAGGCTTTCCTGCATGATAGGCAGGTTTGCCATAATTTTAGGGTGATTGCAGTAACGGGTCTTGAGTGTTCGCGTGCGCGACAAAATGCGTTCCACGACATCGTTCCATCCGTCAACGACCGTATAAGTGATTAGCATACGTCCGTGGTAGGTGCCTAGACGGCCCATGCGCAGTGTCTCAAATAAATCCACGGGGATTTTCTCATCAGCCCAAACGAAATTCGCCTTAATGCCCTCAATTATTTGGTCGTTCTGGGAAAACTGCGCATAATTATAAAACTTAATTGAGCCTCCTCGGCGGTAGCCTTTCACGGGAGGCATGATGGCGATACCGTCAGTGAATCCGTTCTTCTGCGTGTATTGCAGGCTGTGGGCGATGCCCTTTTTTGTGGGCATGTTCTTCAGCCAATCCGGCAAGTTCTCGTAGATAAACCGCTGTTGGTCGTCAATTGAGCGCTTGTCGCTGATGTGGAAGTTGTAGACCTCTGCCTCTGGAATCTCGCACGCAGCCCAGACGGACATGCGAGCGCCGAGCGTCGTCTTCGAGCTTTGGTTCCCGCCTAGGACAATGTGGACGTTATAATTTTTCCATTGGTCAAAAACCTGCTCCCATGATGGAAGCGTCCATCCCCAGCCCACGGGGTTTTTGGCGCTCTCGGTCTCAATGAGCTGCCGACTGTGCATGTATTCCCGCAGTCTCTCCTCGCTTAACCCGGCGAGTTCTTCGGGAGTTAGCGGAGCGCGATGAGGAACACCGAAACGGGGCTGGTATTCGTCGCTGAAGTGGATTTTTTTAGCCATTGAGCGTCTTCCACGACTTACCAACAATTGCATTGCGAATGGCTACGTGGCTTGTTCCGAACATGCGGCCAAGCGATGAGTAGGTGGCCTGACCGGCCGCAAATAGCCTTCGGCCAAGTAAGACATTTTCGTCGGTCAGCTTGTGGTTGTATTTCTGCTCGCGCACGTTTTTCAGCAGGACGCGATGGCTGTGCGTGGCGTTCTCGCTCTTGGTCATCCACTCAAGGTTTTGCGATGAGTTGTTGTGCTTATTTCCGTCTTTGTGGTTCACTTCTTCACGCGGCTTTGGCGGGCCGTGAAACGCCTTCGCGACTTCGCGCGCAACGGAAATCTTCTCGTATCTCAGTCCCTTGCTCAAGATTGTGAACAGGTATTCTCCGCGGCTCTTCGGCGTCATTATTTTCGTGCGATAGCGGCGTTGCGACCCATCAGATGCGTCAATGGTTCGCGCCATGGATTTCACGCGACCCATGCTGCTCACTTCGTAGTATCCCTCGTATCCAACAACGGGGCGCCATTCCTCACCCGGCAGCGATGTTGCGTCGTAGCTGTATTTCATTTCTTCTCCTCCCCATAAATCTCACCCCAAATCCCTACAGCCAATTTCTCTGCGATCATCGCGACAAACTCACGTGGGTATCGGCATGACTTCATCGCCGTGTGCGTCACGCCGTAGGCAAACGCAAAGTCGCCACGCTGGCCAGGCACGTTGGTAATGCGGAAGTGCATTCGGCGAGTCATGTCCTCGCGCAGTGCAGGCTCGCTCTGCAAAATCATCATCAGTTCCTCGGTGGGCACCGACCTTAACGACTCGCCCAAATCACTCTCCCATGCGCGCATCAGGTCACTCCGGTCAGGTGGTGGCATCACCCGCATGTGCGGATTCATGTATTTCAACTTGTCCTTTACCGGAAGCAACGTGCTACTGCTGCAAAACCGCGCCACGTCATCATGCCAGCGCCGCAGCTTGGCCTCGGCAAATTCGGCGCGCTCCTTCCACGCCCCTATCTCGCGATCCTTGAATGCGGCCACGGACCCGATGTGGGCCTTGGCTTGAGCCAGCTCCTCGCGGAGCTTGCGGTTTACGGTGCGTTGGCGTTTGGATAGTTTGCCCATGTTATTTCGGTGGTTGAGTTTTGAATACCAACGCCCGCATATCCGCCAAATGCCGCTCCGTCGCGGCCAGCGAGCCGGCGCTGCCAGAACCTTCGGACGGGCGGAAGCCCGCCCTCCAAAGTTCATCCATGAACTGCTGTGCCTGTTCATCCTGCATGGCGAACGCGGGCGGCAACTCGGTGCCCTCCTCTTCGGCTGTCAGCACCTTAAACTCTAGGGGCTGCGCAAATGCCGAGCGCGTTCCGTCACTCGTGCGCTTCTTAACCCAGAACTTGACGCCGTGCCAGAGCGGATCGCGCTGGCAGAATACTTCTGTTTTGTGGCCGTTGGTGTTCATTGGTAATCCTCCCCAAAAATCTCAGGATGCCTCCGCGCATACCAGTTCCGCAGCCACGCGCAGAACGGGCCGCGCAGATACCATGGCCAAAGGTTGGCGCCGTAGTAGCGTTCGGGCGCGATGAAGGTCTGGACGTAGTTGCGGCATGATTCGCGATCTGATGCGGGTGACGCCTTCTTTTCGTGCCATGTCGTGCCAGAGCATTCGGCTTCACGCATCGGCGCAGCAAGTTGCTGCTGCGCCTTGGCTGGATTTTTGCGGGGCGGGTTCATTTCGTCCTTTACACACGTATTACTTTGCATACACGTCAAGCCCAATGAAACGCGCTGCGCAAAAATTCAGCAAACGCCCCAAGCAAAAGGCCACTAGCCTCCCCAAGCAAAAAAAGGCCAGCCTCGTCCGTATTGAGCCCGACGTGGCAAAGGACGTGGCCATTGAGAGCAAACGCAATGGCCGCACCGTGCAGGGCGAGGTCAACAGTGTTTTGCGCGACCATTACTCATCCAAATGGGACGTGCCGCCCGTCGCGGCGGGAGCGGATGCGTTAAGGAGATTTTAATATGACCAAGCCATTCTCCATCCTGCACCCCAACCAAGCCGCGTGGCCCAAATCCTACGGGCTGCATCCGAATCACTGCGAAGACGTGCTTCGCGGCTCCTACGACATTCCGTATAACCCGACGACGCCTCCCGTGGTGCTCGACCTCGGGGCCAACGTGGGCGCGTTCACGCGCTGGGCGGGCCAACGCTGGCCGGGATGCACGATTCATGCGTTTGAGCCGTGTCCCAGTAACTTTGTGCTGCTGTCGGAAACTGTATCCAAAATGCTGATCGGAGCCGGTCGCGTAACGACGCACCAGCAGGCCGTCGCCGGTCACGCCTGCCGCGCCACGTTGCAGGCGGGCGAGTTCAACTGCGGCGAGTGGTCGCTGATGATGCCGCCTGTCGAGGGGCGCGAAAAGGTGGAGGTGGACGTGATTGCGGCTACTGATTTGCCACGGGCTGATGTGCTCAAGCTGGATGTAGAAGGGGCCGAAATCGCGGTGCTTGCCTCGCTGACGCTGGCTGGGCGCATGGGCGAGTTCAGTGCAGTGATGCTTGAAACTCACAACGACGAGTGGATCGCCCCAATCAAGGCGAACATGGCCAAGGCTGGCTTTACGCTGACCGGCGAGGCTCGCCCGCATTTGAACCGCAGCGAACTCAAGTTTGTGCGCACCGATCTGCTGCCTGCTGATTTTAAGCCCTCTAATTCTACGCCATGAAAATCACCGCCCACTCCCTCGACATCCTGCCCACGCAAAAGCTGAGCCTGCCCACGGGCGCGAAGCTACTGACTGTCAACGTCGATCACCGCTTCAACAAGTGCCTGCTTTGGACGTTTCAGGACGATAACGCACCAGAGGAGGAGCTGACCTTCACCATGGCCAAGCTCGGCGACGAGGTGCTTGGCGGCGGCTACGTCGGCACGTTCAAGGACAACTCGGGATATGTGCATGTGTTTGCGGAGCGGCCGGTCGTGATCATGGCCGTAAATATGCCAGCGCCGGTTCCGGTGGTGATTTCGGCCAAGGCTAAGCCAGTGCTGGCGGAGGCTGCGAAGTGAAAAAACGCGTCCTCATCTGCACCTCCGCCAAGGGCGGCTTGCCGTTCTGGTGGTTCGACGCCTACGCGAAGCTGCTGGCGCTGAACCATCCCGACTACGCGTTTGAACTGTCCGTTGAGGCCGGCAACTCCGCCATCAACATCAGCCGAAACATCATGGCCGATCATGCCATTCGCACCGAGGCGGACATCATGGTGCAAATCGACACGGACATGAAGTGGACGCCAGAAGGGTTGCTTCAGATGCTGGCACACAACGAGCCCATCGTGTGTGCGCCCTACGTCAAGAAGCAGTCGGGTCCGATTCGCTGGCTAGTGGTGCGCAAGAAGGGCGCGTTCCCTGACGAGCGCGGGCTGTGCGACATGGATTTTTTTGGAACCGGCATGTTCTTGGTTAGCGTCCCGGCGCTGCGAACGATGTGCGACGCTTTCCCTGAGCGTCGATTCACCTACGAAGACGACAACGCGCATGGTGGCATCACGACCCGGACCATGACAGAGCTGTTTCCGATTGGGCTCGTGGGGCCGAATACGCCGGATGGTAGGCTAGCACGCATACGCAAAACGATTGAAAGCTGCATAGGCGATGCGTCTGACTGCCTAGACGACATTGAGGCAATTCTAAACACCGTGCATGATGGCGAATCCCGCTTCCTCGGCGAAGACTTCTTCTTTTCGCACCTCGCTCGCAAAGCAGGCTTCAAAATCTGGTGCGACTCTCGGCTGCTGATCCGGCACATCGGGCCGGCTCCGTATCCGATTTTGGAGGAGCAGATTTCGACTGTGACGCCGCTGCCGGAGAGCAACCTAAACCTAGATGCCTACTAAAACGCCGCCCGCGCTATCAGCCAACGCCCACCAACTACCATGCCCACCAAAGAAGAAAAAGTAGCCAAGCAAAAAGCCGCCAATGACAAGGCCAGGGTCCGCACGCTACTGATCGCGGGCAAGGTCGCTGAGGCCGAAGCCTACGCCGCGGAGCGCGGTTTCGACGTGTTCGCGGCCCGCCTGGCACCGGAGTATCAAAACGCTGCCGAACCGGCCTTTATTGCGCTGGAATTGGCGCGGGCTAAGCCGGCTGCGGTAGACACTGCGCCAGCTCCGGTCATGGACATCGGCGACGAAGCCGTGGAGGCGGAGGCGCTGGTAGCGGCCGCACCCGAGTCAATCAACGGATGGCCCGTGCTTACCGATGCCGTCGTGTGGGGAATACCACCCAACAAGAGTATGGTCATCATCGAACTGCCTGATCGACGCCGCGTGTCTCTGTGGCGCACGCGGAACATGCGGTATCGCATCTTCGACAAGCTGCAGGCGCGGATCGTCAAGACTGAGGGCGACCCGATCTACGAGGAAGTGATGCGACCGCGGACGGCGTTCTGAACAGCTACAAAAGCAAAACGCCCCGACGTAAATCGGGGCGTTGTTGTTTACCGCCAGTCCTATGCGGCCTGCGAGGCGGTGTCCTTTGGCCATTGGCCGAACCGCAGCGGGAAAGTTATGCCTTATGCGTGCCCTCGACGCCGCGCTTCATGCGGTCTAGCGTGCGCTTTTGGAGCCACATAAGAGCTTCCTCTAGGTGGGTGAGAGCACAGGCGTTCTCCTTGCAGGCGTATTGTCCGCGCTTGGACTCGTCAAACGCGCCATCGTCCTTGCGCTGAAACTGAAAACCGCGCATCCGGTCGATCACCACGGCGATCAATGCTTCGTTGGTGATGCCGTTCATGTCTTCGGGTTTCGTGATGGGTCCGTTTTGGAAGCGGAGGTTCGCGCCGAAAGAGCGAGGGCCGATGCCGGGGATGATTTCAGCGGTGCCGATGACGTTGTATTTATGATTTGCGCCGCCGGGTCCTGGTTCATCGGTGACGGTGATGGTGATGGCTTCGTTGAGGCCATTTACTTTGTGATCGGTGATGATACGTGACATAATGGTTTTGGTTGAGCTGAAAATAATCCTCCTCACCGAGCTTCCTATGGGCGTCATAACCGCCGACGCACGGCGAGGATCGGCCAGTGCGCTAAAAGCATGATGACGGAACCCAGCTCGGTTCGCTCGGTAATGATGACCCGCGTCAACTCGGGGAAGGTAAACACAGCGCGCACGTTCATTTAAGCGCACCCTAAGTCAGTGACGAGGATGCGCACCAATACGGCTGTGAGTTGTATCCCCTCCGCCGCCCGCTAACGCGCTTGTTGGAGGAACTTGGCGGGAGACTGGACGCGGCTGGCGGTGGAGGGAAAAGGTTAATTGCGCCTCGCATAACACGATCAAGCACTTTGGCGGACTATCGTCGTGGAGTTGCCGGGAAGTCTTCTGACGTGTCGCGACACGCCTGCTTATCCGTTTGCTGGCAAGAGCCTCGCGGCACTTCTGAATCCAGCGCAAACACGCACATCGGCCTCATTCGGCAATGTCCTGCTTGGCCCTGTGGGGGGGCGGCGCAAAATGTGAAAGAACTTTGGCCGGATCGCGCTGGTCGGCCCCCTTAGACCGACCAGCGGATTCCAGCTTCAACTATGGGTGCCAAGCTAGGCTTGGTTCACGGCCCGACGCAATCACACGTTTGCGTGCTCGTCAAGCGAGAATTGCACTAAAACGCGATTTCGTCCTCGGTGGTCGCGGGCGATCCCGCTGTCGGCAACGGCGACGTGCCGGTCGTAAGCGTCCCCTTTTGTTGGTGCCAAAGCGTGCGGGCCGCTTGCTCCAGCGCCACGTCAGCGGGGCGCGGCGGGAACGGCTTGCCGGTGTTGTCGAGGCGGGGCGTCTTAACCGAGGCATAAAAACCGAGCTGGCGTTCGGTGAGATTACTCAGGGCTGTGCCGCTGTTCTTCCCGAAGTGAACTCTTTGCTCGCCGGGATTTTCCACCACCACGTCAGGCTGCGGAGGCGGACCCTCTGGCGTCGGCGTTTGTGTAGCGGTGGATGCAGCCGGTGCGGCGGCGTTAGCCTCGAGGGCGAGCAATGCCTTGATGGCGCGAAGCTCGGTCAGGATTTCTTGTTGGATGTCGGGCATGGGATTAAAGTTCGATGCTGGAGAGTAGCCGTTCAAGACGGTCGGCGGTGAGATGAACGCGGCGCGCGTTGGTTCGCAGCAGATCGGCGTGCGGGACCAGCGAGGCGTCGGGGCACTCGGGCTTGCAGGAGAGTTCGTTGTCCTGCCAAGCTACGATTCCGGCCAGTCTCGCATCAAGTCCATCAGCCGCCTTTTGCAGGCGGTCGATGGCGCACGAAAGATTTTCGCACTGTTCTTCGACTTGGGTGCGGCGGGTTACATTGGCATTTGCGCCCGAGATGCTGATCCCTTGGTTTTGGTATGACGTATCGGCGGAGTAGCTGGAGTGCTGCATCCCGGTTTGGCCCCCGTGTGGCTGGTTGCTATTTTTTGATGGTGGCATAAAATTATTTCGGCGTGCAAACGCGGTTGATCGTATCGGAAATTACAAGACGCAAAAAGCGCAGGCTGCGCCAGTGGCCGCGCCTGATGCGGCGCATGAAATTGCGGCGGCAGGCGGCGTGGAATAAGTCGTAGGCTTCGCGGGAGGCGCTCATGGCGTGGCGGCGGAGTCACGGGCGGTTGCGGCAACGAGTTCAAACAGCCTCAGCAGATCAGCCATTGCGGCGGTCTCGTCAGCGTAAGTGCGGCCGGAGAAGGTGATGACAGCTTGTTGCGGGGTCATGGCGTATGTGGCTTAAACAGCTCGGGATCAGGCAACCCAAGTGTCCGCGAAATCTTGAGAAACACAGGCGTGGACGGCCAGCCGTTCATCGCGCAGCTTTCGATGTTCACAATCGTGCGGAACGAGACGCCTGCGGACTGCGCCAGCGAGGCTTGCGTGATTTCAAGCGCGAGGCGGCGGCGCTGGATGTTTTCACCCAGCACGCGCAGATCGTCAGGCAGGAGAATCGGATTCTTGGATACACCCTTGATCCACTTGCGGGTGTGGCCCATCATTTTAATTGGCTTCGGCATGAGCGCCACCGTCCGGCAACTATTTTTCTCGTCAAGCGAGATTTTGCTTGCGGCAGAGAAATAATCGGAGGATGGATTGCCTCATCGTCATGACTCCAGCAGAAGAAATTGCCCTGAACGAAGCCAAGGCTGCATTATCGCCGCACTTCGACGCATTCGTGATTACGACGCGTGTAGCTGACGGAGGGGACCGCATTAACACGGACTGGCACGGGGCACTGTCGGACGTGATCGGCTTGAACCGCATCACGCAGCTTCGCATGGAGCGTATTGCGGCGGACCGAAGCGGAGACGTAGAATTTTAACGTGTCCGACCTCTTTCCAGACCTTCAACCATCGCTCTCCCCGCGCCTCGCGTGGTTGGAGCGGCACGGACTGGTTGTTACCAAGCTGGAGAGCGGGCGCTATCAGTGCGCGCTGGATGATGAGAACTTTGCAAGGGGCGAGGATGAGGAGGCGGCTATTGTGGCATTTTGCGTCAAAAGCGGCCTTGCGCACTACAACCAGCCATGACTACGCCTGCAATTTTTTCAATCTACGACGCCGACGCCGACGAGCACGTTATCATGTGCCACAGCTTCCAGCGCACCGAGCCGTTCGGGCCGCGAATCTTTAGAGCGCCGCCGCATCCCGTGGTGCGCACAAGGCACGCCACGGAGGAAAGCGCCGCGTCCGATGTCATCAAGATCAACGCCTACTTTACGGACCTGCCTAAGCGGCGCAAGGCGGCTTACAAGGAGCCGGTCTATGCGGGGAACGGGCTGGGTGGGATTGAGGATTGTCCGCTGTTTCAAGCTTAACGCGCCATTTACTTATTGTCATCCAGCCATGAAATCAAACCACGAAAAAGCGTTCCGCACTGCCTACCCGCAAGCGATCATCGAGAGCCACAAAACGCACGGCGGCGAGCGCTACTATGTCGTGCGTAGGACTGCCAAAGCGCAGCTAACCTCCGGTAGCGGCTCAACCCGCATCTCTGCGTGGCGTGACGCCGCGCAACATCTTCCGACGCCAGCTACGTTTAATCAGCCAGCCTTTTAAGCCAACCCAACACCATGCCCACCCCAACAATAAAAACCTGCAAACTAAGCGCCAACGCCATCATCGGCCGCAACATCCGCCCCGGCATGACACCCGGCGGCATGATGACCAGAGAGCCGCTTAGCAACAGCAACCGCAGTCGCGTCACGCGCCGCAGATGTATGGAAGTGCAGCAGGCCGCGATGGCGTTTCTAGAGAATCGCGTGGTGCGGACGTGAACATGGCTGGATTACAGATCATGCTTGCGGAACTGGAGGCCCATCGCCTTGAGGTGGTGCTGGTGCCGCTCAATCCCCGGCTTCGCAATTACAACGAGGGTGGCTGCAAAAGAGTCTGCGCCGACGTGCCTCCGCGCTGGTATCGAGCCCTGTGCCGGGATTATCCGAGCAGCCGCGGTGTGCGGCGTGGGAAGCCGGATACGCGGATCAAGAGAAAAAACGTGCTGCGTGCCTTGGAGCGCCTTGTGGACGGGCGCGGCTACGCGGGTAAGTATCGTGAGGAGTTTTTGCGGGTGGCAGAGGGGATTGCGAAATGACCGCCTACTACAACGAAAACGACCCTGACTGCGTGGCGTGGTTGCGTGAACTGATTGAACAAAAACTGATTCCAGATGGCGTGGTCGATGACCGCAGCATCGTGGACGTGATGCCCGAAGACTTACATGGATTCACTCAAAAACACTTCTTCGCCGGAGTCGGCGGATGGGCGCTTGGATGCCGCCTCGCCGGATGGCCAGACAGTAGACCCATTGAAACCGTCAGTTGCCCCTGCCAACCGCTTTCGTGCGCCGGCGCCCAACAAGGGGAACTCGACATCCGGCACCCGTGGCCGGAATACCATCGTATCAAGCGGCAGCTTGAGCCTTGCGAAACTTTTGGAGAGCAGGTTGCGAGCCCGCTTGGCATTGAGTGGTGCGACGGAATATCGCTTGATCTGGAAGAACTCGGTTACGATGTCGCAGCGTTCGATCTGCCGGCTGCGAGCGTCGGCGCTCCGCATATCAGACAGCGACTCCACTGGATGGCCAACCCCGATCACGAACGATGCGCTCGGGTCAACCCACTGCTACGGAGCGAAGCAACCGGACGGTTCGCGGGCGATCTGCTTGAAATTGCCCGGCGCGGCGAAGCTAGTGGGGTGGCCGACGCCAACGAGCCAACTTGCCAGCAAGGGTGTGCGCTCAACGGAGGGTGCACTGACGGAAGTGGAGCGGGGCAAAAGCCCGGACCTTGCGGCGGTCGCGGTGCTGGCCGGCTGGGCCGCCCCCACGACCAGGGACTACAAGGACGGGGACTGCGATCTGTCGGTGACGCCGGACAATGGTCTGCTTGGTCGCCAAGTCCTTCATTCGTCTCATGCGCCGACGGGAAAACGCGGCGTGTTGAACCCAGCGCATTCCCGCTGGTTGATGGGATACCCAGTCGAGTGGGACCGCTGCTCACCGCACTTCGCGGACTGGGAGGCGGTGCAATCAAAGCTGCGCGACTTAATCGCATCACCCGACTTCATGCCTACGGAAACGCCATCGTCCCTGAACTCGCCGCGCAGTTCATCGGAAGCTACCTCGATCTTGGACTTGGAGGACTGACGCCAATCACAGACATCGAAGATTAACTTTATGGATACACCAAAACGCACCATTGACGACGCCACGCAAGCCGAGTGGAACGCTCTCAAGGAAACGGCAACGCCCCGCACCGACGGGTTTATTACCACGGCAAAAAAATACGGAATCGAGGACTACCATGCTGAGGCCATGCTGGATTACTTCGGGACCATGGAGCGCGAACTAAGCGCCGCCACCGATTGCATCGACCTGATGCGCGACGAGTTCCAGCGCATTAAATCTTGCCCCGTAAGCAACAGCGAAATCCGGCAGTTGTGCGACCGCGCCATGCTTAACATCGTCCAGCGCGTGCCGGTCATTGCGCAGCGGGATCGGGCCGAGGACCGGCTGGGCGTGGCCAAGGCTGCGCTGCATACAATCGCCCATATTTGGCAAACGCAGTCCGAAGCCTGCGCCGACAATTCGCGCGCTGGTGAGCTGATGGCGGAGCAGGCGCGGAATGCGATCACGAGGCTGGCGACATGAACGCGCCGACCATATAACTTGACCCAACTTGCCTTTGCCCCCTGGCAACAAACCTAAGTCGCCGAAACACGACATGACTACCTCTATCCCTTTGGTGCCGCAAGGCACCCGCCTCCGCGTCCATAAATTGCCGGCTATGCCGGGCGTTTCCTTTTGTGGAGCGGGGGCGATAATTTTTGGTGCCGAGAAAGGCCAACCATGAACCGCCTGCTGGACCTCGATGATGACGGCGTAGCCAGTGCCGACGCCGAGCGCAACGGCACGCAGCCCAACCGCTTCACGCCGCCGCCCAACTCATTCGAGTCCGCCCGCCCGGCCCGCATCGGTGAAACGGTGCTGTCCCGTGAACTGCCATCCGACGCCGACGCGGAGGAAAACCTGATTGCCGCACTATTTGTGGACAGCGCGGAAGTGCTGTCAAAGTGCGCCGACGCTGGCCTGACCACATCCAGCTTCACGTCCCCAAGGCTGGCGGCTGTTTTTAGCGCCGCCTGCGAGCTTAACGATGAACGCGAGCCGGTCAGCACCATCAGCCTGATCCATCGGCTAAAGGGCCACGAGGCGTTTGATGGCCTGCCGATCATGCCGGAGATACTGGCGCTTGAGAAGCAATCCGCCACGACGGCGCACGTAAAAATGCTGGTCCGGTCCATCCGGGGAGCCGAATTGCTGCGCCGGGCGCACGGGGCCGCGTTACAGGCGATGGAAGAGGTGTTCAAATGCCAGGCCGACGACGCCGAGCGGATGCTGGAAGGACAGCAGGCACGCCTGAAGCATATCACCGACAGCGCCTCATCCCCGTCCGACCTGATGGAGCGGGTGTTTGACCCCAAGAAGCTGCTGCCAAGACCGCCGGCAATCTACACCATCGCCGACATCGGCATCTGCACGCGCGGCAACCTGACCACGATCTACGCCCAGTCCAAGGCGGGCAAAAGCAGCTTTATCGCCGCCATGATCGCGGCAACGATGCTGCCCGGCACCAGTAGCGCTGACACGCTGGGCGTTAAAGGCCCGAACTATGGCCACGCCGCCGTCCTGCACTTTGACACTGAGCAGAGCACCTACGACTGGCAGGCATTGGTGCTGTCCATCCTGCGTCGGGCCGGTCTGCAAGCGCCACCCAAGTGGTTCCTGAGCTTTAGCCTGGCCGGCATGGAGGCCGCAAAAGCCGAGCGCTTTGTTCACGCCGCCCTGCGCCATGCCCAAAAGCAGTGCGGTGCCGTGCACAGCGTGTTTGTTGACGGTGTGGCCGACCTTGTTTCCAGCCCCAACAACGAGGATGACAGCAACGCGCTGGTGGCCCGCCTGCACGGCGCCGCCATCGAGCATGACTGTGCCATCGTGAACATTTTGCACCTGAATCCGGCCTCCAAGGACAAGACCGACAAGGGTCGCGGGCATCTAGGAAGCCAACTAGAGCGCAAGAGCGAGTCGAATTTGACGCTGAAGAAGGAGGGGGACGTGACGGTGCTGGTTGCGGAGGGGAGGCAACGTGGTCGCCCGATCCCGCCAGACAAATCCCCGGCGTTCCAGTGGAGCGAGGAGTATCAGATGCATCGCAGCGTGGCCCGTCCGGGCGAGGACGAGCCAGCCGAAAAGAAAAAGGGCGGGCGCCAGACGAAATACCCGTTCAGCGCCTTCAAGACCATCTTCCCAACCCGCGAACAGCCGGGCAAGCCGCTGGCCGAGCTTTATCGCATCAGCAACGGGAACATCCCCATGAGTCAAAACAGCTTTTTCAACGTGCTCCAGCGATTCGGCGAAGAAGGGTGCATTGAAATTAGCGACGTGAACGGTCGTCGGCTCTACCGGCTGGCGGTCTAATCCTCCACCTCCATCACGTCCGCGCTGCTGTCCGGCATTTTTTTGTCCAATTTCCACGCCGTCGCCGTGCTGACATTGCCCAGCAGTTGAGCCAGTTTTGCGTAGCCATCGCCGCTACGGCGCCAAGCCTGAATGATGGCCGTGCGATCCGTCTCCGGCACCATGGTTTTGGACGGCCTGCCAAGCACCTTGCCATTGCTGCGGGCCACCGCCAAGCCAGCGCGCGTGCGCTCCTGAATCAGCGACCTCTCAAACTGGGCGATTGCAGCCAAAATAGAAAGCTGAAGTTCACCGCACGGATTGGCGTTTGAGGTGTCGATACCCTGACCGGGGATGATGAGCGCCACGCGGTTAGCAGTGAGCAGGGCGCAGATGCGGACGAAGTTGCTGAGACTGCGCGCGATGCGGTCAATTTTAACGGCCATGATGGCGTCAATCTGGCGGGCTTCAACCATGGCAAGCAGGCGGTCAAGTCCGGTGCGGCTGTCTTTGGAGCCGCTGATGACATCGGTGATCTCATGGAGAACTGTCAGGCCGCGCTGTTTGGCGGCTGCGCGGAGTTCCATGAGCTGGGGTTCAAGGCTTTGACCTTCCGTAGATACCCTCGTGTAAATAGCTAGTTTCATAATTTACGCATCAGTAAACGGCGTATGTAAGTAACGTCAAGAAATAATTTACTCATTCATTCACGAATCCATGTTTTTCGTTCACATTCGTGGATGCGTGAGATTTTATTCACGAAACCCTCGATTTTCCGTGTCAACGGAAATCGAGGTTGCGTGAACAAAAACGAGGAGGCCAAAAATGAATCGTGAGTTCACGGTAGTTTCGTGAATGAATTGAAACTGTTTTTTATTTTTTAAAAAACGGGGCTGAGTTTTGCGGACGGAAGGCTTACTGCAAAATTTTTATTATGGGGGCGGATGTATTGGCGTTTCTGTCTTTGCTCGAAACCCAGGCCCCCGCCCCCGCCCTCTGCCGGTTCGGCCCAAAACGCGAGGATCGTCGCAAAACTAGCCTGTTTGCGCCGTTCACTAACGACCGTTAGCGATAGATAACGCCAATTGCGGAAAACCCCTAGGAAATTCCTGCCCATTCTGCCCTTTCCGCGCAAAACGGGCACTCCACTACCTGCGGGCCGTCAAATCGCCTAAAAAGGGCATAGGACGGCGCGCGTAACGCACAGCACGTTGCGCGCGGAGCATGAAAAAAGCTTACACACAGAAAAGACTTATTGCGACCCGTTCTCAACTAACTCGAATAGTTCGCTCCTATGCTTTGCGCCAAACCATAGTTTGAGCCTATGCTTCTTAGTTGAGACTCGTTCTCATTTCCTAGTTGAGACTAGTTCTCAACTAGGCGTGACGTTTCGTTCCTCTTTGTGCAAGGAGGCCAAAATCTGTTCCCGACTCATCGCCCCGTAATTGTTAACCGTCACCGATACGTTGCCAGCTTGCGCCGTCCGGCCCGAGATTGCGGCCATCTTATCAACGGAGATTGCCAGCGTCATGTTCAAATCGCTCAAACGCTGCCCACCTTCGTCTAACCTTTCTTCTATGTGGTTCGCTGCCTTGTCCGCGATGGTCATAAGCCGTTGCAAAAACTTGGCTTGAAAGTCTTCCACTGTAACCCCTGTAATTCTGGCAACGTGAGCGCGGTCCGCCTCGTTTGGCTTTTGCGCCCGGCTCACTGGCAACGGTCCGCCGTTCAAAAGCCGATCCGCAAATTGCTTCGCCAATTGGTCCGCGTCGTAGGTTTTCTTATCGGCGTGAGGTTTCATGTATGCGCCCGCTGGCATTCCGCCCTTGGCGCCGTTCGCCGCGCTCGTTCTCGCCCTGCCGTCCCTTTCCGGCGCGGCCGTTTCCTCATCTATATCAAGTAAGTTACTCATGCCTGCCATTGGCCCAACTCGCCTCGGCTCGCAAGCTTGCAATGCCGCTCCTAGCCAATTGCCAGCCCGCTAAAACCGTATCCATTTTCCCACTATTACCCAAAGGCCCAAAAAATAGTGCGCTGCAAGCAGCTAGTTCGCAATGGCTTGCGCGTCATTAGTGGTAAAACGAAAACTTTTGCTCGCCAAACGAGAGCGCAAAACTATTGTCCGCATATCGGCTCAACTTTTCCCTCCACTCAACTAACCGAAATCAGCTTCCCATAATCCAAACATGAAAACGAATCAACCGATCTGGCAATTTATCGCAAACCTAGGCGACGCGTCACCCATGGCGCACTCGAAAAACTCGTTCGTCAAAATCAAATGGGATAATGACGACGACGAACTGCGCGCGGGCGCCCTATCGTGCAATCTCGTTTGCGTTGAAAACATCGCAACGGAGGCCAACGCATGAAAACACTCGACACCTTTACGCGCTCTTACATCGGCGCAGCTCTCTGGTCTTCCACTGACAACTCAAACGAACAGGGCGGTGATCCGCTTGATTCTAATTATAGCGAATCCGATATTGCACCCGAAACCTTGCAACGCATGGCGGAGGACTGCGCAGCGTTTCAGGCTGACAACGCGGAAGACCTAGCCTCGGCCGATATTGAGGCAAGCCGCGCGGGTTTCCTCTTTTGGCTCAACCGCAACGGACACGGATCGGGCTTCTGGGATGAAGTGTCAGGCAGTCACGAATTGCGGACTGTATTTATGCGCCTAAGTGCGGCAAGCGAAGTGTGGGGCGATTTCAACCTATACGTGGGCGATGACGGGCAAATTTATGGCAGTTAAGCACAGTTCACAGCACAGCCAACGCACAGCACAATTTACAGCCATGAAAACAATCGTTCAAAATTCCGCGGGCATCGCGCGCGAAGTCAAAAACCTCGGCTGGTTGCTTCGCCACTGGCGCGAAGTGTCCAGCTTCACCTTTCACACTGAACACAGCGAAACGTGCGGCATTCTCACAGCTTCACTGAAAGACGGCGGCTTTTATCGCACTAACTTCGCCTCTACTGTCGTCTGTTTTGACTTTCTGCGCCGGCCCGTTTTCGACACCCTCAACCTGACGGTGCACCACAAGGGAAAGGAGCTGGCACACGTCATAGGTTCTGAATCCTATCGGGCAATTCTGGCCGCATATCACAAACCCGCGCCAATGGTGCGCGGCGCCTATGACAACGCCGGCCAATATCGTGCAACGCTCGCCGCAATCCTTCCGCAATGAACCTTACAACCGCAACTTGGCGCCAATTGGAGCGCGCCTATAACCGCGCAATCGAGTCAAGCAACTGGGCGCGCGTTGACGCTATCACAGCAGAGGAGCGCCGTCGCGACGGTCCGGCCGGCGCCGTCAGATTAGATGCCGCCTACGATGCACAACAGCGCGCTTCGTGTTGGTCTGACAATTGCCTAAGCGAATGCGCGCACGATCCGCACGAGTAAGCACAGCACAATTCACCCGCCACAATAAACACAGCACAGCCCTTTCCACGCATGAAACCCTCACTCTCGCAACGCACATTTAACGCCACTCCAGCCGGCCAGCGCGCGATGTGCGCTGATGCCAGCTCACGCGCAAGCGCGTTTCAAATCGCGCGCATCCTTCGCGCCAAAGGTATCGCCACCTATGACGACGCTTTTATTGCATCAGCGTCTGGCGCCACGCTTGGCACTCTAAAAGAGGAGATATTGGCAGACTATAACACAGCTTTCGGCAAGAAATAATTTACCCATGAAAACCAAATTCACAGCACAAGACATTCGCGAGGGACGTTTCTCCCTTTCGCCTACCCTATCCGCGCGCGTAACCGTTGAGCGCGACGATGACCACGGCGCGCCATGGGAAGAAAACGACGGACACGGACCCGTGTCGGAATGGACTGCGCGCGACAAACGACCGGGAGAACGCGTCCTTTCCGCGGATCGACACGTGAAACGCTTTTACGATTTTGCCGCGGCTGTGGAAATTGCCAAGCGCGACGGCTGGGACGCTCCGCCCTACAAGACAGGCACAAAGGGAGAGCAGGCGGCGCGCGCCGTCGAATCGGATTTTCAATTCCTGAAATCGTGGTGTGATGACGAGTGGTTTTACGCCGTCGTATCCGTCACACTGCACGACGTTGACGGCGAGGAGATTGCCACGGATTGCTTAGGTGGAGTCGAAAGCAAAGGCGACTACTGGCGCGAGTGCGCGGCCGACATGCTCAACGAACTAATTGCACAGCACGGCGCCGAAACCGTTGAGCGCGCTTACTGGGAAGCGCGTGACACTGTGACCGCATAACACCTCCACCCATGACCACGCCACAAGCACAGCCCGCACCTAATAAGCCAATTGGCCGCGCCCTTCCCGCTATGCGCATACTATGGGGCCGAAAAACAGACGCGCCCGAATGGGCCGAGGACATCCTTTGCACAAACCCGGCCCGCTTTGCGGAGGTTCGCAAACTCGCCGCGGCCGATGGGTTCGCGCACTTTCGCGAATCCGTTGACGATGGATCAGCGCCAGACTTTGCCGGCACCATTCGCACATGACCCCACAAACCCGCGCCGATCTCCTCGGCTCCCTCGCATTCCTGGCCATGCTGGCCGTTCTCGCACTTTTAGTCCTCGCCATGTAACCGCGCCACGGGGCGCACCCTGTTAGCCAACCAAAAACACAGCCGGATCAGGCTTAAAACGATAAACACATATGAGCACACAAAAAGCCAAGTTTGAACTATTCGCCAGGCTCGCACGCCTCGGCTTCACCTACGACGAATCGGCCGCACTGCGCCGCATTGAAATGACCCTTCAGCGTTGGGCCGAGGCCGAGTGTGGCAACGGAAACGACTACGGATCGTGGGCCATTGAGCGCGACGAAGCCAGCGGCAAGCCCTACATGGTTCACCACCACTACACGCACGGGCGCGGCAAGAACTGCACGACACGGCGCCCCATTGCAGACCGTGAGGCGGGCGCGTTGCGGAGGCTGGCCGCAATTGTGCAGGTCCGCAATTTTCGCGTGTCGCCTCCTGTTCATGTTCCGCGCGATCCTCACGGTGCGGTCATCCAGAGTAATCCGGCCACAAAGGGGCAAGAAATTGTCCCGTATCACCAAACGGACCCACGCGGCTGTGCTCTCTACCTGCTCACGCGTGAGCAGCTCGGCACGGATGAAATCAGCGGCGTATACACCCGCGGCCTGGCCGTTTGCGCTTAATCCCATGAACTACCGCATTACCACACAGCGCCAACTTCGCCGCGAATTTTGGCAGACCTTCCCGCACCTCACGCGCCGCAAAATCACCAACTATTCCGGCAGCGGGAAAATGCACGTTACGGACACGCGTTGCGCGTGGTGTGATTGGTTGGATGCGCTGTCTAAAGACGGCGACATTAGCCCCGAGCTTGCGGACCGCGCCACGCTATGACCCCGCACCAACTCCACGACAAAGCCCGCGCCCTAGCCCTGCGCCAAGGCATCACGCACGGCGCTGCCTGTTCCATTCTAGCCAAGCGGCGCCGAAAGGCACGCAAACCCGCTAAATTGCCTGTAAATAACACACAGAAACAACCCGCCGCCTATTGGTGGCAAAACTTAGACCAATGAAAAACCCGCCCTCTACACCCTACTACGGCCCAACAGCCGCCGAACGCGCCGCAATGCGCCTAGCTGATGCCGCGCCCGACCTGCTCGCCGCCCTAGAGGCCGCGCACCGCTGCCTAGTAACGTGCAACAGTTGCCACGGCATCGGCACACTTCCAACCGCATCGGAGCGCACAGAGATTGAATCCGCGACCCTGCTTGCCCGCGCCGCCATCGCCAAAGCTACCGCCTCCGCATGAAAACCGCCCACCCATGCCCCACGCTCTGCCGCTCCCTCGGTCTAGCCCTTAAGGCGACCCGCAAAGCACACCCCATCTCAATCGACCGCCTCTCTGCCGCCAGTGGCGTCGCCATGAGCTGCATCAGCCTAATCGAGCGCGGCGACAGCAACCCCACAATCGACACCATTAACCGGCTCGCCGTCGCACTCAACACGACGCCGGCCAACGTGCTCCGTTATGCGGAGCATTTGCGGACGCCGGCAGCAGCAACGGCAGTAAAATAATACAAGATAACGCAAAACATAACACATGAAAACCGCCCTCCTGAAACTATCACCGGCCCGATTCTGCGACGTCACCAACGCGTGCGCTGAAGGCCGCGAATTTGCCACCAAACACAAAACCATGTCTGCCGTCTGGCGTGCCTGTCCGCGCGTCGATTGGCTGTGCTGGATTCTAAATGCCATTGACGCGGAAGCCGACGAGAAGGCCGTTCGCCTTTACATGGTCTGGTGTGCACGTAATACGCCGCTTGCCGATGGGCGCACAACGGGCGCACTGCTCACCGATCCACGCAGCGTTGCAGCTTGCGACATGGCGGAGCGATTTGCGAACGGTGATGCAACACGCAAAGAACTGGAAGCCGCATGGTCAGCCGCAGAGTCAGCCGCACGGTCAGCCGCATGGTCAGCCGCAGAGTCAGCCGCAGAGTCAGCCGCACGGTCAGCCGCATGGTCAGCCGCACGGTCAGCCCAAGCCGCAGAATTTCGCCGCGTCGTTAAAAATCCATTCGTGTCAAAATGAGCACACCCACCATCACCCTGTCACAGCTTCATTCCGACCTGCTGCGCATCTACGCGCACCCGCTGTCATCAACCAATATCACCAATATCCAGCACACCGCGGGCGGGGCTGTCTTTTTTGAGACGGACACGAGTGAGCTGGAGGCACAGCTTGCGCAGGCCGAGGCGAAGCGTGCCGCTGCCGAACTGGCGCTGGCCACGGCTAAAGCCCGCATCGAAACGCTGGAGGAATATATTCACGACTCGGAACAAAAGCCCACCACATGAAAACCGAAAACATCACCAAGGCGGCGCACAGCATCAGCTTTGCCGTCACCGAACTACGGGCCGCGCTTAACGACGCCAACAAAGCCAATGACCAATTCGCTTGGCTCGTGCTGGAGCAGGCGCTTGGCGAGGCTGTGGTGTTGCAGACTAAGATTATGCGCATCGAGGAGGCGGCAACATGAATGTCCATTTTTCCTCCGCCTCCGACGAGTGGGCAACGCCGCCTGACTTTTTCGCCAAGTGCGCCGAAGAGTTTGGCCCGTTTGAACTGGACGCGTGCGCTACTGCCGACAACCACAAGGCGCCGCGCTTTTTCACCAAAGAGCACGACGGCCTTGCGCAAGACTGGCGCGGGCGCGTCTGGATGAATCCGCCATATGGCCGCACGATTGCGACATGGATGCGCAAAGCTTACGAGTCGGCACAGGCAGGCGCACTCGTGGTCTGTCTCGTTCCGTCGCGGACAGATACATCGTGGTGGCACGACTACGCAGCTAAGGGTGAAGTTCGCTTCATTCGCGGGCGCCTTAAATTCGGCGGGCATCACAATTCAGCGCCATTCCCGAGCGCGCTCGTTATTTTTCACCCGCGAATCATGGAGGTTGAATCATGATCACCACCCTAATCGCCGCCGCCCACGCCCCGCTCGACGCGTTCGACAACGACCGCTTTTTGCAAGCAATCATGCAGGTCGAGGGCCACAAGTGGTCCGACCCAGGCGGAGCCTACGCCATCCAACCCGGCACATGGCGCGACCACAGTAAGCGCACCTACGCCCTTGCCAGTATCCCGATCTACGCCCGCGACGTGGCCGACAGGCACATTGCTTGGCTATCGCGCACCATGCGCGCCCACGGCTATCCCGTGAACGCCTACACGTTGGCTGTATGCTGGCGCTTCGGCTTCGTCGGGTTTACGCAGCGCGCCCGCAGCGGTGGCGGTGCCATTGAGTATGGGGAGCGGGTTTGGAACTTATATAACGCGGTCACACCTAGCTCCGACAAACAACAACCATCAACCACAAAACAACCATGATCCTCCTCCTCTCCATCTCCATCGCCATCCTTTACCTCGCCCTCAGCGCCGCCTGCTCGCGGTGCGGACCAAAGTAAACCAACCGTTTAAGCCAACTATTTTGAGATTATTGCAAATCCTCGCTTGACGAGAACAACGCAATCACTCAACTATTGCAACATGCCAGCCAAATCAAAGCCAGCTTCGGCCAAGAAGCACGCCAATCCAAAAGGCCGTGTGGCCTTTTTCTGCTACGTCGGAATCAAAACGCTTAAGCTCATCAAATCCGCCGTCAAGTCCGGCGCCCAGTCTCAGGGTCACGTCGTGGACGCTGCGGTGCATGGCACCTACAAGCGGCCAATCGCATGATCATGGCCCCATCATCTGCCCACGCCGGCCCATGGCTGTTCGTGGACACCGAGACCACGGGCAAGGCGCTCCACAAGGCCCCGCCAGACCATCCCGACCAGCCGCGCATCGTGCAACTGGTCGCGATCCTTTACGACACGCAGCGTAAAGTGATCGCCGAGTTCAACTGCTTGATTAAGCCGGAGGGCTGGACGATCCCGGCTGACGCCACCGCAATCCACGGCATCAGCACCGAGCAGGCCGACACCTACGGTCTCAAGATCGGCACGGCGCTGGGCGTGCTATGCCAGTTCGTAAAGCGCGCCAAGCTGCTAGTGGCACACCACGCCGCGTTTGACTGCCTCGTAATCCACTCGGAACTCTACCGCCTCAAAAACGCCGACTTCCTGTTCCTGTTTATGAACTGCGAGCGGCATTGCACGATGGAGGCCAGCACCAACGTGCTGCGCATCCCTAGCCCGTATCGCGCGGGCGAGTTTAAGTGGCCGAAGCTGTCCGAAGCGTATCGGCACTTTACCGGCCTTGAATTGCAAGACGCCCACGACGCCAGCGCCGACACCAAGGGGTGTGCGGCTGTTTACTTTGCCATGAACCCGCTGCCAACTTCCAGCCCTGATGCAGCGCAGGGCACAATGTTAGACGTAGAAGAATAATTGCCAGCCAACTAATATCACCATGTCCGAAAATAACCAACTCGCCATCCATCAGGCCCAACAGCCTTCCCTGTTCAACATCGCCACGCTCATCGAAGCGAACGATTTCAGCCTCCAAATGAGCAAAGCCAAGCTCATCCCGGCCCACCTCCAAGGCTCGCCGTCCGACTGCCTGCGCGTTGTCATGCAGGCCGCAAAGTGGGGCATGGACCCCTTCGCCGTCGCCGACAAGACGAGCGTCATCAGCGGCAAGCTGATGTATGAGGGCCAACTGGTCGCCGCCGTCATCAATACCCGCGCCAACCTGTCGAAACGCCTTAGCTACACGTTCAGCGGAACCGGCGCACAACGCTCCTTAGTGGTGTCCGGCACCCTTCGCGGCAAGACTGAGCCGCTGACCATTGACCTCAGCTATTCACAAGCCTGCGCCATCAACAAAAATGGCCAGATGCAGAAAAATCCCGATCAGCAAATGTGCTACATCGGCGCCCGCATCTGGGCTCGCCGGCACATGCCTGAACTGATGCTGGGCGTCACGAGCGCGGATGAAATCCCCGAGGACGCCGAGATCGTAAACGTGACCGGCACGGGTGACGCACCGGCCGCTGCGCCCGTTGCCGATCCTGTGCCGCAACGCCAGGCTCCGCCGCCGCGCGCCAAGAAGGGCGCCGCTGCCGTGGTTGAAAACAAAGCGCCCGCAATCGAGGTGCCGGCGACCGTGGTGCCGGAGCCTGCGCCTGAGCCCGTGAAGCAACCGGCTCCAGAGCCGGTCAAGACCGCTCCCGTGGTAGCGCCAGAGCCCGCCGCCGCCCCTGCGCCTGCCGCTGCTGCCGCCACGCCCCGCGTCTTCCTCAAGGCTGACGAAGAACTGACGGCCAACTGCACCATCGTAAAGTTCGAGCCCTGCCGGATGCTGCGCGGTGGCGTGCAAAAAGCCAGTGTCGCTGCGACCGTCAAAGGTGACTTCAACGGCCAAATCTGGCACTTCGGTGGCGCTGACTCGCCGGACATCACGGCGGCACAGCCCACGATCACCATTCCTGACGTGTGGAAGGTCGGCGCCAACGTGGTCATTAAACTGCGCGGACGGCTGGTTATCCCGAAGGGCGCGGACGGCAAGCCTGACCCGACGAAGCAAAGCATTAAGTCGGACGTGATCAGCATTGAGGCCGCGGCGGCTGACTTGGAGGTTGTGGATTAAGCCACAATTAACACCATGATCCGCCTAATCCAAGACCGCCGCCCTCATCACGGCTACGTGGACCTCTACGTAAACCCGAGTGATGTCATGTCCATCAATGACATCACTGGCGAACGCAGCACTGAAAACCGCTCCTGCATCACGCTTCGCGGCGGCGACACCTACGATGTCACCGAATACGCGAGCGTGGTGGCGGAGAAGATTAACGCGGCGCTGATGTCTGCACCAACACCCCGCCATGCCTGAACCTACACCAGAACCAATTGCCACGACCTCGGTCCATACTTTTGAGGAATTTCCTAAGATGGCGCGCTTGTCCCGCGAGTGCGTTATAACCGAAAAAATCGACGGCAGCAACGCCTGCATCTACATCGGCGACGACGGCACGTTCTTGACCGGCTCTCGATCCCGGTGGATCACGCCGAAAGACGACAACTTCGGGTTTGCTCGCTGGGCTAACGACCATCGCGACGAACTGCTGAAGCTCGGCCCCGGTCGTCATTTCGGCGAATGGTGGGGTGCGGGCATTCAGCGTCGCTACGGCGTGACCGAGAAGCGATTCAGCCTGTTCAATGTGATTCGCTGGCGTCTGCACAATGAAGCCCCGCGCCTGATTTCCAAATCGCCGCAGGGCGTGGAGAAATTTCAAGAGTGCCTTCCGGCGTGCTGCGGATTAGTGCCGGTATTGTATCGCGGGTTGTTTGAGACCGCTCAGTGTGAGCTTGCACTGGCATCGCTCGCTGCGGGCGGAAGTCTCGCATCTCCAGGCTTTATGAAGCCTGAAGGCATCGTCTGCTTCCACATAGCCGCAGGCATCGGATTCAAGAAAACCATCGAAAAGGATGAAGTTCCAAAGTCACTAGCATGAGCACCGAACCCACGCACTTAGAGCTGGTCCTGCCGGCTATCACACCCGCGCTCCCGCTGGTCCTGGCCGACCGCGCATTCCTGTCCACGCTCGCCACCGTAGAAGGCCAAGTCGCCGCGCTTAAAATAACCGACGCTGCCACACAGCAAGTAGCCGCCGATCTGCAAATTCGGCTGACCTCCGCAGGCGGCGCGTTGGAAAAGGAGCGCATCAAAATCAAACAGCCGTTTCTGGACAAGTGCCGCGACATCGACGCTGCGGCGCGTCCCGTGACGCTGCGCATCGACACCGCCAAGGCCGTAATCAAAAAGGCACTGACCGACTTTGCGGTTGAGCAGGCACGCCTTGCAGCGGTCGCGGAAGCGGCCCGCCAAGCCGAATTGCGCCGCTTAGAACAGCTAAGGCTTGCCGAGGAGCGTGCCGCACAAGAAAAGGCCGCAGCGCTGGCCAGACAGGCGGCGTTGGCGCAGGCAGAGCGCGACCGGACTGCGGAAGCGGCGCGCATCGCCAACTTGCCGCCTCCGGTGGAGATGCTGGACGTGGAAGATGACTGCCCTGATGATGTGCCGGCGCCACAGAAGACGGAGACGGAGCTGAAAATTGAGGCGGTGCGGTATGCGGCGCCTGCGCCTGTGGCTAAGCCAATTGGCATAACGATGAGGACGAGGCTGGTGCTGCGCGTTGTGGACGTGGCGAAGGTGCCCGACGTGTTTGTTGTCAGAACGGCGAACGAGAAGGCCATTAACGCCACTTACTGCACGGGCTGGAAGAAAGGAATGCCGATTCCCGAGGTGCCGGGCTGTGCGTTTGAGGTTGAGGAAACTGCGGTTAGCACGGGGAGGACTTTCTAATGGGCTGCGACATTCACCTATACCAAGAGCAAAAAATCGACGGTCAGTGGAAGTCCGCTGATGTCTGGTCCGACAAATACAAGGAAGGCCGCGCCTCGGTCGCCTACGACGACATGGCTTACTATGACCGCAACTACAACTTGTTCGCGATCCTTGCGGACGTGCGCAACGGACGCGGTTTTGCCGGAGTAAATACCGGCGCCGGATTCAACCCTATCGCGCAACCGAAGGGCTTGCCAGATGACATTTCCGAGCAAGTGCGCGCCGAAGCCAAGTATTGGCAACGCGATGGTCACTCGCATTCGTGGCTCACGCTGCGCGAAGTTCTGGACTACGACTGGAATCAGAAGACAACACTGAGCGGATTGGTGGACGCGCGTAATTTTGATAACTGGAAACGCCGTGGCGCACCTGAGTCTTGGTGCGGTGCAGTATTCGGAAGCGCAGTGAGAAAAGTCACACATTCCGAGATGGAGGCTGCGATTGCGGCTGGCTCCGACACCAAGGGAATGCACTGCGAAGTTGAGTGGGTGCGTTACTATCACCAGTGCGCTGGGTCGTTCTGGAAAGCCATATGCATGGCGCTGCATAAGGCCGCACCAGAGGATGTTCGTTTCGTGTTTTGGTTTGATAATTAACATGATCCCGACCATTCGCTGCTCCAGCCTCGACCGTGTGCTCTCCTGCCCCGGCTCGCTCACCGTCAACGCTATCGTGGCACCCCGCTATGGCGATGATGGGGACGAAGGGACGTGGTGCCACTGGATCAGCGCCCAGCGCATCAAGACCGAGATGGGCGCGGTCGGTGACATTGGTCCGCAGCCTCGCGGCCCGTTTCCTCACAGCACATGGATCAGTGACTATTACGTGCGCCATGTCATGGAGAGCACGCCCGCATCCTACTCATTGGAGTGCGAAGCCGCGCTAGCCTACGAGTTCACCGCCGACACGCCTTGCAAAATTGAAACCGTTGAGTGGTTCAATGGCAGGCCAATGGTTGGCACCAAGCCCTACAACGGCTTCACGCTATCCGGCCACATCGACTGCCTCGCCCTGTCGCCAGACGCCACGCACGCCATCGGATGGGACTTGAAGACCGGCTACGACCCAGTGGACTGCGCAGATAGTAACTGGCAGATTCTGGGATACTGCGTGCTTCTGAAGCGGGCTTACCCCAGCCTGCAAAGCGTGACTTTTTATATCGTGCAGCCGCGTAACGACGAGGACGGCGACAGCGTAAACGAGGGCCATCCTCGCGTATCGTGCGTCACGATCACTGACCTCGATGCCGCGGTTGCCACGCTGGCAGGTAAAATCACCGACGCCATCAGTCGGCCGCTTGAACTCAACACCACCATCAAAGGCTGTCGCTTCTGCGTGGGCTGCTCATGCCCCGCGATCCGCGCCAAACAAAAACTTATGAGACTGACCATGACAGAGGAATCGCTGGCCTCGCTTAAAGCCCAGCCCGACGACGCCACGCTGGCGGAGTTCATCATTGGCGCCAAGGAACTGGCCAAGCCCACCGAGGACGCCAAGGCCATGCTAAACGACCGGCTTGACCGCAGCCCGCAACTGGTGGCCGCAGACGGCACCGTGATTACACGGGTGACGCAACGGGGCGCATGGAGCGTAAACGACCCGCAGGCGTTCTTCCGTGCCATGCGCGAACTGCTGCCAGCGGACGAGCAGATTGCCCGCGTCACGAAACCGAGTATGACGGCACTGAAGGATGAGATTGCCCGCAGTATGGGCGTGCCGAAAACGAGCAAGGCTGGCGTCAGCGCGGCCAGTATTTTCGACAGCACGTTTGCGCCGCTGGCCACGCAGGGCGTCCGTAATCTGGTCCAGTTCAGCCAATAACCGCCATGCCCCGCTACGTCACAGTCCGCGAGCTTATCATCGCATCCAACGCCATGACCGGCGAGAACGTGCCGGTCCCGCCTCCCAAGAAAAAGCACGGCAACGAGGAAAGCGCCATGCAGTGCGCACTCATTAAGTGGTGGGCTGTTGCGTGCAAATCCTACGGCATTCCCGAGCGCCTGCTGTTTTCAATTCCGAACGGCGGTCGGCGCGACCCACTGGCGATGGTATTTTTGAAGCGCGAGGGATTAAGGCCCGGAGTTCCTGATTTGTTTCTGAGCGTCCCGCGCGGGCACTGGCATGGTCTTTACGTCGAAATGAAGACAGCGACGGGGCGCGTCAGGGATGAGCAGAACGCTTTCATTTCCTACGCATCAGAGCAGGGTTATGCCGCAATGGTGTGCCGCAGCACCGAGGACGCGAAAGCCGTCATTGAACGGTATCTAACTAATCCAAGCCAACTACATTCGGCCCAACGCCAAAGTTCAGGGCACCGCCGACTAGAAACCAATCAACTCTGAAAACCAAAAGATGAAACCGAAGCCAGAAACCATCGAAGACCAGACCGCCCAGGCGGTTGACCCTGCAACGCCATTGTTCGCCCGAGTTTGGGTGCGCGGCAAATACGAACCTAGACAAGTGTGCTGTTCTGATATGGCGCTCGCCTTCACATCGGGAACAGACAATGAGGCTTACGGAAAGCTCGCCAGCGCATACGGAGATGATCCAAGTTCGATCCGTTTTGGGTGCGAACTTCCCGCCGTGAATTTCTGCCCTTGGTGTGGAACTGAGACGCGCTCACTTGATTGGGCGAACATTGGCAGTCAGCAACGCGCCCAGAGCGCAGAAGCAAACCCATGAGACATCAAATCCTCAGCGACCTCCGCAAATTGGACTCCGCACTCCAAGACCAAACCGACGCCGAAAAGGCAGCGAGCGGACGCGCCCTGTCCGCATTCGCAGGCTCAGTCAGGCGCGTTGGCTGTGATGCCGGGGTTAGGGTGCCCCTCGAAGACTCGGGGCTCACGTTTGCAACCGTGATGCGCGTTGCGCGTGAACTCACCGGACTCACGCCGGCCGAAGTGGCAAACAAAAGCGGCGTCGAAGCGCGCTACATCGAGCAACTCGAAGCTGGGAACGTCCGCAACCCGGCAGCGTGGGCGCTCTACAAAATCGCGCCAATCTACAAGCTCGACTACCCGGAAATGATGCTCGCCTGCGGGTCTGTGCGGGCGCGACTGCATGGCAAAATCAGGGCACTCTAACGCCAGCCTATCCCACGGGGACGAGAGCGAGCGTTGAATACTCACACAGCTACCTATCAAAATGAAAACTTCGACAACAGAGCGGTCCCCGTTGGGATCAGGCACTTGTTCACCGTTCTTGACTGTGACAGGCGCGGATGAGCGGACGGACGTATCAGCACTGGCGAAACTGGATGCCGAAATCGGGCTGCTCTACACGGAAACGCCAGAAGGCCGGAACCGATACCCGCGATGGGAATGGATTCGGGAAACGTCGCTCGAACTCCGCCGCGCATCACTGCATGTCTGCGGACGCGGAGCGCGGGCGAAGCTGATGGAAGGCAGCCTGCCTGTCAGTGGATTCCAGCGCATCCAGGTCAACGGCCTGCTCGAAATCCCCGACGTGCGGCATCTCTGCCGCCTCTATCCGAGCCACACGATCATCACCCAGCACATGCCGCAGAATCGCTACCTGATGGCGGTCGATGCGGAAAACCATGTCCTGCTGGTGGACGGCAGCGGAGGCCGGGGAATCTCTCCCGAATCGTGGCAGCATCCCAACACCGCGAAAGTGGTCGGATTCGCTGGCGGACTCGGCCCGGATAATCTCGCCGCTGAACTGCAAACGATCAGCCGAATCGCCCGCCCCGGATGGTGGGTGGACATGGAAGGGAAACTCCGCGCGGATGACTGGTTCTCGGTCGAATTCGCGGAACAGTGCTGTGCGCAATTCTCTTCGTTCGAAAGGCGCGCCACTGATACCCGAAAACTATTCTTCCGAATGAAAACCAAATACGACAAAGACGCTAGAGACGCAGCCTCCACCCTATGGGCCAAGCTGCAAGAAACCCCGACGCATCAGCAGCACGAAGCAATCTGCGCCGCGCTCAAGGACTACGCCTGCGAAGCCGACAAGCGGCTCGACGAAAGCGATTGGGCGGCAAAATACCGCGATGCCTGCATCGAAATCTCAAAACACTCGGACGAAATCGAGGCGTATCGCGCGACTATTGGGCGCATGGAATACAAGCTCGAAGTGCGCGCCCGAGAGATCGAGCAGATCAAGGACAGTCTTGTGGAGTGCTCAAAGCGTGCAGAAAAAGCCGAAGACACGGTGCGATTGCTTGGCGAGGTAGATACGGCGCGAGCTTGGCAATTTGCTGCGGGAAACCCCTCGGCTGCGCTGCACAAAAGGATGGAATTTGCCCGAGCGTTTTTCGCCGCGCCGTCGAACGCGGAGATCAGCCACGACCGAGAACGGAGAAAAGACGCATGAAAACCAACGCCGAGATACTCATTGAAGAAGCATACAAACGCGGTCGAAAGGCAGGACGTGAGGAAGCCACGCGCGAACTCGCCCCGCCCGAACCCGCAGGCCGAGCCAAGGTCGTTGCTGCTGTAGCGACTGGTTCTCTTCCTGTCGTGGAAGCCGAGGCGCTGGAACGTGAATGGAGCCGCAAGGCCGAGTGGTGGCGCGAGAGGGCCGAATCCGCTCGCCTCAAAGAAAGGCACGCGCTCGCCGCTGTATGCTCGCAGGCTGGCGACGTGCAATCGCAATGCGCAGCACAGCTTGGCCGACTGATAGCACAGTCGAAATCGCGCCAGCCGGAAGAGAACACCAAGGTCAGCCACGCGGCGCAAACTTCCAATGAGTAACGAATCCACCACAAAACCCGCGAGCGAGGACGGATCGCCGCGTTGTGCTGTAGCGCTTGGTTCGGCGGCTTGGCTCCGCGCCGAAGCTGACCACGCAGAAGAAATGCTCGACGCTCTCGGCGCACTCGATGACGAGGGTGAACGCGAGACGAAGCGATTCATTCTCGGCCTGCGCGACGCTGCAACCCAAGCCGATGACCTGATCGCGCTGGTGAAGCGAATGATTATCGCGCTCCGCAAGCAGGACCGCACGAACGCAATGGCCTATCACGCGGCGGACTACCTCACGCGAAACCGCCTCGACGGATCGCCCTTCCGTTCTTCGCCGAACAATATAATATCATAATCCCATGAGAATTTACGGCAACAGTGATCGAGCCATTGCCAATCTAGGCGCCGGCCGAAAGGCATCCCGCCAATGTCGCCGCGCCTTCCTCGGCCCACCGCTCCGCGCTCCAGATGCCGGAACTTTGCTCAAAACGATCCGCGTCACAGACCACGTAAAAAATATCAGCTACGCCATAACGATCCACCAAGGCAATCGCCGCAACGGCATTGAGCCGCGCCTGTTCGGCCAATCGTTCGTCAAATCGCGCTCCTGCGGTTTTGATCTGCTGTTTCGTGAACTGCGCAAACGGTGGTCGTTGCGGTGGTTGGTCCTAGGCTAAACATTACCCATGAGAAGCTTCCTCCTATTCTTCCAAATCATCACGCACCTGATATTCTGGTGCGCCGTCGGCTACGTCGCCGTCCACTTCATCCTTAAATTCTGGTAACTGATTATTATGACCAAACCACCCATCACCGCCGCCGAACTCGACCCCGCATGGCCCGAAGCCGTGCGCTCTGCCACGCCCGCCGTCAAGCTGCGCGCTGGCGCTGGCAACACCATCGAGGCGTTGTCCGAAACGCGGGGCTGGATGGCCCTGCAACTGCCCGGTGGCGGCATTGCGTTCACCACCGAGGCGGATCGCGACTTGGTGCTGGGGGCGATTATGGGGCTGAATATATTTTCGTCTGCTAAGTGAGCGCCCTCCTCGACATTGACTGGGACGAGGTGGAAGCCGCGCCCGCTGCCGAACTGCGCATCAACCTGCGCGACTACCAGCAAGCCGCACGCGCCGCAATTCAAGCAAACTGGGGCGCGTTCAGCCGCCAGTTGCTCGACATGGCGACCGGAACGGGCAAGACCTCCATCTGCTCTATCATGGCCCGTGACCGCTGGCTGCGCGACGGAGGACGCACGCTGGTGCTTGAAAACCGCGATGCTCTTGTAAGGCAGACAGCGAAACGCCTTAGCTCGGAAACTGGCCTTGAGGTGGACATTGAAATGGCTGGCGAGCACGCGTCGCCGTTCGTGCCTATCGTAGTCGCATCCGTGCAGACGCTTTGCCGCACGGCACGCTTGACTGGATTTGCCGACAATCACTTTTCGCAAGTAATTGGTGATGAAGCACATCACTCCATCGCCAAGAGCTGGGCCAAGGTCTTCAATTATTTTCACTACGGCGCCGATTCATTGGCCGAAGGATGGAAGCCGCCAATCGACGGTTCGTATCAGCCAAAGTGTGACGTGCTAGGTGTAACGGCGACGCCAGAGCTATCTAGTAACCGCAACCTCGGCGAGTTCTACCAGACCATCGCCTACCGCTACCAGTTGCTTAACGCAGTCAAAGACGGCTGGCTCGTAATGCCGCGAGCCATCATGGAACCGCTGGCAATTAACTTCAAAGGCTTGCGTGCTACGCGGACCAGCCACGGCAGCGACTACAACCCGACCGAGGTCGCGGAGCGCATGATCCCTGTTATCGAGGCGCTGGCCTCGCGCATGGCGTTCCATGGCTCCGGTCGCAAGGGCATGGCGTTTATGCCATCGGTCAAGACCGCTGAAATGCTGGCCGAGGCGCTGAACCGAAACGGACTGCGCGCCATCTTCGTTTCCGGCGAGTGCCTTGACCGCGACGAGAAAACCGAGGTGTTTGTGGAGCACGACACCACATCAGGGACCGGCATCATGCTCTGCACCGCGGCACTCTACACCGAAGGCTTTGACGTGCCCGATGTGGACTTTGTTTTTGCCGGCATCACCAAGTCGCGCTCCTACTACCGGCAAAAGATTGGTCGTGCCACGCGCCCACTCAAGGGCACCGTTGACGGGCTTTTCACCGCCGAGGAGCGCCGCGCCGCCATCGCTGCGTCCGCGAAGCCCAATTTCCTGATCTATGACCCGTTCTGCAAATGCGACGAGATTGAACTGTGCGACGCCTACGACCTTGTGACCGACCGGCCCGAAATCAAGGAGCGCATGAAGTCCGAAGGCCCGCTAGAGGAGGGGTCGGCCGAGAAGGCGGAGCGGGATTTCATCAAGTCACTAGAGAAGGAGGCCAAGAAGCACGCCGCCAAGAAAGCCAGGACCGTCGATCCGCTTGCGTGGGCAGTCTCACTCGGGGACTCGGCCATTTCGTCTTATACGCCAAAGGATGACTGGGAATCGCACCCTGCGAGCGTCGGGCAGTTGGAGCTGATCAAGCGATTTGGCTTCAATGTCGAAGGTGTCAAGACCAAGGGCATCGCGAGCCGCATCATTGCCCGACTCAATGCCCGCGCCTCGATGCACCTAGCCACTCCTAAGCAATTGCATTTGATGCACCAACTCGGCCTAGACGAACAAACCTGCGCCACGCTTACCCAAGCTGAAGCTACCGCCACCATCGACCGCATCTTGCAGAGTAAGCGGGAACGAGGTGGGCTGACGCCGGCCGTGGCGTAGTCACTTCAACGTCACCCGATCCAAAATCACCTGTTGCCGGCGAATCAGCTCCTGCTGATTCTCAATCATCTGCATGAGCCGGGTATCAATCTCATCCTTCTTCGAGCGCCATGTTGCGTAATCGCGCAACACGTCCGACCTGTCTTGTTTGATGGACGAAATCTCCTTCTGCGTCGTGGCCAGCGCCACCGTCGTGCTATTGACCCAGACAGCTACGCCACCGAACGCCACGAGACACGCCCAGAATCCGCCCACGAGTAGGCGCGCAAGACCGAGCAACGAATGCAGGCGGTCAATGTTCTTGGCCAACTTGTCCAATTCTTCTGGTGGCATATTAAGTAGGTAGCTATGTGCGGCCTCCATGCCGCATATACTTAGGTATTTATCGTCATTGGCGAATAGGCATTTTACCCATTGTTCCGGTATGGCGATACCTATTAAACATTAGCGCGGCAGTGTTCAAGCGTGGTGTTTTAACCATAGCCAAGGTCACTTGTCGATGTCCGTCGCCATTTTTGCAGCAGCGCGAATCCGCGAGTGCAACCATGGTGCCGTGACGCGATCAATCGCCGCAATCGGATTCTCGCCGGCCCTGACCGATGCCATGGCAGCACCGAGCGACGCAGGCGTAATTGAAAAGAATCTGGCGTATAGCCATAGACCGCCAAGCAGCACGCATACGCCGATAAGGATAGTGCTCTGGCGCTCTGATGCCAACTGCGCCGCCGCGGCCTCGGAAATAGCCACATCAGCCGCCCTGCGCGCCGCCAGCGCTGCATCACGTTCGGTCTGCAATTGCGATGCGCGCTTGGCCTCCGTTTCGTAAAGCCGTGCCGCCTCCGTCAGCCGACCCTCCATGACGGCCACACGCCGCTTCTCGGCTTCCAGTAGCGCCAGCGGGTCCGGCGTCGGCAACTTGGCAAGCGCGGTCGGCACCTCGCGGGCAATGAAATCCTTGGACGGAGAGGCGGGCGCCATCGTGTTCGCCTCCCCAATCTTGGCGACCGACGCCGCTGCCGATGCGCCCTGCGCCGTCGTTGCTGCGTCCAGTGCGGCAGTCGCGGTTTTCGATGTTTCGGCCCGCTTGCTCGCGCCGTCCAAAAACTTTGGCTTCAGCACGAACAGGCCACCGCCGATTAAGGCAAGGGCGATAATGACGACGGTGATGGCTTCGGCGCGTTGGTTGGCATCTCCCCTGGCATAGTGAGTGGGTTTCATTTTTTGACGCGGTATATTCCGACCACGAGGCCGATGTAGTTGGCTGCGGTGACGCGCCACTGCGGTTCGTAGCGAGCGTTATTGTCTCCGCTCATTATCCAGCCAAAGCGGTCCTTCTGCGCCAGCCGGTGCGTGACAGGCGGTGCGCCAGCCGGTTGCCAGTCCGCTTGGTAGGTGATAATTTGGCCCAGCTTCAGTTCGTCGTAGGGCGCGGCGCTGACCACAACAAAGTCGCCACCCCACAGCGTCGGCTCCATGCTGTGCGTGTCGGCCACGAGGTAGAGTTTTCCGTTGATCGTGGAGGCGTGCGCCCTGGCCGAAAGCTCGGTCAGGATCGGCGTGTCGTAGGTCAGCGTTGGTGGGTCAAGGCGCTTGGGTGCGCATCCGGCGAGGGCGAGGCAGAGAGCGATAAGGAGGAAGCGGGTCATTTCTTGTCGCGGCCGAGTTCATTCATTATTCGCGCGTCTTGCAAGAGCAGGTAGGCGCGCTGCGGGGGAAGTTCGGCCAACCCTGCCGCAATGTCGTCACCGTTACGGTTAAGCGCGTTCAGGTAGCCGTCATCCAGCAGCGCGGCGGAAGCTAGGTTGAAGCGTTTGGTGCGGATCATATTGATGCCTTGGCGCATCAAGCTACCGAGGGAGCGGCCGGACTGGATGCTTCCAGATTGCCCGGTGCGCACGAACTCGGCAGCGTTGACAACCTCGGGTGTCATCTTGGCCGAAATCATGGCCTCGCGGCTGGCGTCGTCCATTTTAGCCACGCCCATCGCAAACTTGCGCAACCTTTCAGCCTTTTCCGGGCCGATAGCGGCGGAGAGTTGGCTGAATCGGGTGTCCGTATCAGCGCCCGGAAGCGACTCAAAAAACGACCTCACCTTTGGCGTATCCAGATTTACGATTTGGCCCGGCACATTGCGCTCCGTGCGAATCATGCCCTGAAGCACGTTCGCGACCAACCGGCGCTCGACCATCTCGGCCAAGTCTGGCTTCTGGTCACGCAGCGCGTCCATGAATGACTTGGCCTCGGAGCGGCGCATGTTGGCTACGAGGTCTGTGACTGTTCCGGCGCCGTCGATCTTTTCGGCCTCGTTGGACAGTCGGTAGCCTCCCTTGCCTTTGAATACGCCCGTGAGCGGGTTCTGCTCCGCTGCCTGCATAGCGACTTGCGCAGCCTGAGCGTCAACGCCTGCGCGCTTGGCGAGCCTGTTGGCCTCCACGAACGCCTCGCGAGCCTTTTGCATCAACCCGGCCTCGCGCAGCGCCACGGCGTCATTGACGCGTTTCGTGAATGCGACAGTGGCCATCGCTTTTGCGACCTGCGCAGTGGCGTCTTTGCCGCCCACGTTGAGCACTTGCTGAATCTGCGGAGACTCCATCACGGACTGAATAGCAGCAGGTGTCAGATCGTGTGGCTTAAACTCGCGCAGCGCAGTCACCCAGCCTTTGATCGTGGGCGCGTCACCCATGCGGAACAACTCAACCGGGAACGGGCTGTCTTTCTTCGCGGCGTAACGCCAGAGCAGTTCCCCTAGCTTGCGGTAATCCACGCCGTAAGCATCGGTCGCCTTTTCGAGAAACGAATTGCGGACGGCGCTGCCCATGGTGGCCATGGCGGCATTCGCCACGTCCGGGTTCATCGGCTTGATCTGGTCAACGAAGGCTTTGAAGTTTTTGATTTCGTCCACATTGCCGGACGCCAGCTTGTCAGCCATACCTGCAACGGTGGAGTCGGCCACTTCGCCGCGCAGCAGTGCCCGACCAAAGTCGGAATCGCGCAGCTTGGACGTGTCTCGCCAGAACTGGCGGAACTTCTGATACGGCTCCACCGCGTCGGGGAACAGGCGCCCGATTTCTTCAACGTGCGTGTCGGACATCGCGTGATACGTCTTGGCTGCAAGACGCTCCGCGTTGTTCATGTTGTTCGTGTCGATCTTGCCTTGGAATCCGTCACTGATGGCGTCGCGCAGACGGCGGAAGTCGTCAAGGGTCAGGAACTTTTCCGCTGGTGCCGTGACAGCAGCGGCGGACTGGACCGGAAGCGGGGATGCGGCAGCAGCCACAGGGTTGCCGGCAAGGTCAACTCTCTGTGTGTCGGGATTCTTGACGGTAAATTTAGGCGGGAACGCAGCACGTATCGCCTCCGCCGGATCGCGGCCCTCCAACTGCGCCTTGCGAGCCAACTGTTCCATCGAGAGCTGCTTCGTTACTGCCGCATCCTGCGCAGTCTTGCTTCCCCAATTCTTGATCGTCTCAAGGATGGACTTGCCCGCAACAAGCTCCGCGTCCGAGCCTAGCGCGGCCTTTGCGGCGCTGTAGAGCGCGTCCTGACCGATAATAGCGGCATTGTCAGGAATGCCCGTAGCAGCCAGCAATTCGCCTGCCGCCTGCGACCGCGCGCCGAACAGCTTTTTGGTAATGTCCTGCACGGCCTCCGCGTGCCCAGTCTGCGTGCCGATGGTGTCGGCGCCAACGGTCAGTGCGATGCTTGCCTTGGCTTGGTCGGAAATGGCTCGCATGGTCTCGGCCTGCGCGCCGGCAATAACATCGGCGCGCGTCTTAGGGTCGAGATTGGTCGCCGCCTTGGCTTTGGTCACCATCGCCTGCGCTTCCTCCATGCGCTGTGCCGCCATTTTATAGGCAGCATCAAGTTCATCCACCTTGCCAAGAATCGGCTGCAACTGCGCCGCAATCTGCTCGTTCTGCGGAGCATCGGTCGCCGTCGCGAAAATAGCTTTGGCCATCGGCGCACGAGCCGCGTCCTGTTTGGCGCGCATGGTCGGGTCGATACTGACCACCTTTTGCTGCATGGCTCCGTAACGCTTCGGCAGCACGTCGCCCAGCATCGGGTCAGCCATGCCAAGCTCTGCGGCAGCAGCGCGGCCCGCGTCGGCCTCGGCCTGGACCTTCTGCATGGATTGCAGCTTGCCGCCCACGCTGAGCGCGGCGGAACCGATGATCGCCGGCACGATGGCGTCCTTGAGCGAGGTTTTGTATTCGTCCCAGTTGGGCGTAAGTGACTGCTCCTCGATAGACCGCTCCAGTGCGTTGCCGACCGCAACGGTGGCACCGGCCGCGCCCGCGCCCTTGGCGATGTTGCCGACCGCCGATGCGCCCGGAAGCGGATTCGGTGCGCCCGAAAAGAACATCGTCTGCGCGAGCTTCGACAACTTCGGTGTCTCGCCGTTGTTCACCGCATCCAAAAGATACGCGCCGCCGCCGACCATCGCGCGGGTTGCCATCGGGATTGCTCCAAAGCCGGGGACGGCCATCGGTGACGCGGCCATGCCGACGCGCCCCATTGTGACCATTTGCTTGTCGAGGCGATTAGCCATCTCATCGGGCGTCCCAAACGGGCTTTTGAAGGCGGGCGGTGCATCTGAGCGCTGAACACTGGCAAGTGATGCGGAAGGGTCGTGCGCGGGAGCCGCCGTGGTCTGCGCCCGCATCGCGCGAATGGCGTCAGCCAATGCCTGCGCTGATGCCGTGTCGCCCGCGGCGTCAGCCTGCGCAAGTGAGTCTTCCAGTTGTGCGATGGTGGGCATGGTGCGTGATTGGCGCGATTAGCGCGGACCGGAGCCTTGGCGTGGAGGATACTTATTCAGGATTGCGTCCAGTGACGGCGTGGCCGGCGCAGCCTTTGGTGCCACCGCGGGCGCCGCCGAAGCATTCGGAGTCCAACTGACATATTCAGGCGGGATCACCTCATCCGGGTCCAGCCCGCGCTTATCCGCGATGGCCTTATACTGCTTCGCGTCGCGCATCATATTTTCGTGATGGCGCTTGCTTGCGTCATCCAGCGTTTTTAAGAAGTCGGCGCGCATTTTTGGCGAAAGGGTTTCACCTGACGCGGCCTGATTATATTGCTGCCAGATGCGCTCAGGAATCGAACCCGTGTTCTTGGCGTCCGCACGTTCGCCCTCACGCACCGTGGAGCGTGGATCGTAAGCCTTCATTACCGAGTAGACGAACGCCATGTCGTCGGCCGGTGTGCCGCGAGCTGCGAGGTCTCTGGCCAGATTGTAGGCGGTGGTGACGATGGCGAAGTTCTTGGCCGAATCCTTGGCGCCAAACTCGTCGCGCAGCTTCTTGGTCTCGTCAAAGACCTGCGCCGAGTCCTTCTTGCCGGTCTTGAGCGCATCGGCTTCGGCTTTGGCTGCTGCGGCCTCGGCTTTGGCTGTCCCAACCTGCTGACCCATCTCGTTGCGCAAGCCCTGCACCTCAAGCCGCGACTGCGCCGCAAGCGCTGCACGTTCAGCCGCGCCAGCTCGCGTGCTGTCGGCCTGTTGAAGTGCAACCATCTGAGCGGGCGTCATGCGCACGCCTTGCGAGGCCAATTGACCGGCGCCAGTCTCCAAGAACCTGCGCGCAGCATCGGACACTTCCGGCCGCACCACGCCGCCACCGTTAAGATTGCCGCTGCGCCCTGCCAGCGAGTCCGCCCCACCAAGAGCCATCGGACCATCTGGCGCGCGGCCAAACAGCGCGGATGGACCGCCCATGGCCGCAGGCTGCATCGGTGTGCCAGCATTAAGCTGCTGACCAAGCGCCGCCATCTGCCGCATCTTGGTATTTGTAGCGTCCTCCTCTGCCTGCTGACGCTGTGCCTGCGCCAATTGGAACTGCGCCTGCTGCATCTGCATCGCCCGCATCTCCGCCATCTGCTTATCCTCCTTCGCCTTCGTGTAGGTGTCCGCAAACGTGCTCAAAAGTGCCGCGTCCCGCACGCCCACGGTGCCGTCCTTCTGGAGCTTCATAAACGCCTTCACCGCGTCGGACGGGGCATTGGGAGACGGCTCCTCGGGGTTGAGGAATTGCAGCAGATCAGGGTTGGCCTTCAGTGCGCCCTCGAACTTGCCGAGAGCCTGTGCGGCCATCGTCTTGTTCTGGGCATAGCTTTGCATCCCCTGCTGGATGGAGTTTCCGAGGTTGCTGATGCCTTGAGCGATGTATTCGCCGCTGCGGTCTTGGATTCCAGGTGAGTAGGCCATGGTAGTTTAGGTTCCGGGCTTTTTAGCTGCCTGCCCCGCGTAGTTGCCGTAAATGCTCGCCGCATTACCAATCAGCCCCAGCCCTGCGCCCGTCAACGCCGCATTGCTATTGCCCTGCGCGATATTGGCGCCCGCCTGCGCGTTGTAGTTGGTGTTGTTGAGGTCCGACCCATAGCCGAGCAGCGCCGATGTGTAGTCCGGCGTCTGCCCCTGAATCAGCCCGTAATACTGCATCGGATTGATCGCCTGCTGACCCATGAAGTTGCCGAGGCCCATGGCCCGGTTCCACGCATCGGTATTGTTCTGCGCCTGCAAGCTGGCGTTGTAGCGATTGATGTCGTTCGACGCGCCCGCGTTGAACTGCGCCGCGGCGTTGGTCTGACTGGCGTTGAATTGATTGTTCTGCTGCGCCAGATTGGCGTTAAACTGGTTCTGCGTGTTCGTCGCGGTCGTGTTGAACTGACTGCCCTGCTGTTGGCGATTGGCACCCGCTTGGAACGCGTCGTTGTTGAGACCGGCGTAGCCGAGGCCAAGCTGGTTATACTGCGTGGCGGCGTTCTGGTTGGAATTCGCCACCTGAAACCGCTGATTGTTCATCGTCAGATCGCGGCCTTGGTTGGCCTGTTGCGCTGTGAGGCTGTTGCTGGCGTTTGCCATCTGGCCTTGCAGTCCGAGCGCGTTCGCCCGCGCCCGCGCATCCTGATTGCCGAGTTGGCCTTGCAGATTCAGTGCATTGGACGCCTGTCGCGCGCCCTGATTGGACTGCTGTGCGGCCAAGTTCTGGGCGTTACCCTGAAGCTGCGCCCCCAGGTTGCTCTGCTGCGCGCTCAATCCCTGCGCCCCGTAGTTCTGGAACGCGTTGGACACGCCGAGCGCATTGGTGAACCCCTGCTGGCGCTCACCAAAACCCTTCTGGTCCACGGCAGCGGCAAATCCACGGCGCTCGTTGAGTCGCGCATTGGAGGCCGCATCGCGATTCAGGATTTCCGCCGCCACGGTGCTGTTGCTGTTGATGAGTCCGCGAGCCGCACCGGCCTCACGCGCCGCCTGCTGTGAATTACGGATGGCTTCTTGCGACAGCGCACCGCCAAGCGCGAGGTCCGTGCGCGCCTGATCTTCAAGCGACCGCTGAATGTCGGACGGACCACCAGTGAGCATCCGTTGTGTGGCGGAGCTAAGCCCGATGTCGCCCTGTTGTGCCCGCACGCGGTCAAAACCTGTGTTGGCTTGCACGCGGTCAAAGCCAAGATTGCCGTTCACGCGGTCGTAGCCGGTGTCGGCATTGACCATCATGGCGTTCACGTCACGGGCATTCTGCGGACCGGCGATGTCCGCTGGTCGCTGCACGTTGGCTCCGTAGTTCGTCGGGCCGAACGGCCCAATCTCAGCCTGCGCGGCCTGCCCTGCGCCGTTGGTGTTGCCTGAGCCGCTGGCAAAATATCCGCTGGCGCTTACCGGGCCGGGCGCGTTGGCGTTGAGTCCGGCCATCGTGGAGCCAAGACCTTGTGTGTAGGATGCCAGTGCCGGATTGGCCGAGTCGTAGGCACTGCGAAGCTGCTGCCCAAAGCCGGGACCGTAAGTGAGCGAGCTTTGGTTGTTGCCTGAGTTGGCGAGCGCAAACTGCTCCGGCGTCCAGCCCTGATTCTCGCCCGACGCTTGCGCCGCCTGATACTGCGCCATAAAGCCGGGGTTGGCAGCTTCGTAGGCAGCAACGTCAAAGTTGCCGCGCATCGCGTTGTTGAAATTGTTCTGGTTGAGCTGCGTGAGCTGGCCGTTGTATTGGGCCTGATTGTTGTAGCCAAGCTGCGCGAACGTAGGCACCTGATTGGCGATGGTGCCAAGTTCGTTGCCGAGGTTGCGCGCAGGAGGAGCGGTGCCCGTGCCGGAGCGCGTGGCGCCGTAGAGAGCTGTGCCGGCACCGATGGCTCCGGTAGCTGCGGTGATAAAACCAGCAGCGCCAAGCCCGAACGTGGCACGGCTAAACGCCGGATGATCGTGGTCCGTGTTCCGGTCGGCGCGTTCGCCACCGTTGTCGCTGTAACTGCGATTTTTGCGATTGAGGTGGATCATGTGAGTTCCTTCTTTGCGGCAGCAATGCCAAGTTCAGAGAATTTCCCGCCAGTGTATGTAACCTCGCGAGCGATTTCGTCCGGGTCAGTTTTATCGGTAACGTGAAAGGTGGTCCAAATCGTGTCTTCGCGAGCGAAGATCGCGCGACGGGTGCCGGGTTTAGTCACGCCAAGGTGAGGAGCCTGCACATGGACCCACCCCGTATCGGCCGACCAGACAGACGCGCGACCCATGGAAATAATGAACGGATGTTCCGTGAGGTGAATGCGCGTGGTGGCAATTGTGCCGGCCGGAATAAGAATTTGGCGCGCGTAGAGGCCGGGCGTAAAGACATGCTTCAATGGCATCTCAATCTGGGGCTGCGCCATCACCGCGTCATCAATCGCGTCCATCTCGCGCCACTCCGGCGCGTCCAGCATCCGCTCAACCATCGCGCGCGCATCCTCGGCGACAGCCACTACGCTCTGCGGAAGTTCGGCTACTGGGAGCATGGATGGTTAGCTAGCGACCGCCTTAATAACTGCAAAGTTAATCACGATGGCGCCGGTTTCGGCAGTGACAGCATCGGCATTGTAGACCGTGATTGTGAAGTTGCCTGCGTTCACATTGCTGACCTTGACGATGGTCTTCTCGTTCACGGCGCCGCTCTTGATACTTACCACCACGGTGTCGGTGGCAACAACCGTGGAGTTTAGGACTGAAAACGTAGCGGAAGCCAGCGCCGCCAGCGACGTGTTATTGGTCGTGATCGCTCCGCATACGGTGTTGAGCGTGACGGAGGTTGTGCGGTTGGTGGCCTGTGTGACGGTTCCGCCTGCGCCGGTTGCGTAGCCCGACCCAATAGTGGCGCTGCTCGCCAAGAAGCCGGAGCCGGCAATGCCGGCGGTTGAAACGGACAACGCAAGCGAGCGGCTAGACGACCCGTTTCCAATATAATACTCAAGCGTTCCGCCGGTCCAGCGAGTAGCGCCGTTTGAAAATTGTTCCACCGTGGTTGTGCTGCTTCCGACAAAAATCTCATTAGGCGGAGTTGCCGATGATCCATACTGAAACATGAGCTTTGCGTTATCGCTGTTTCCTAGCTTAAAAAACAGTTGCCCGGTTGACTTCCCGATGGCCAGCGTGTCCCCGTTGTTGTTCCACCCTACACTTCCGTCGTTGAGCGTGACGAACGATACGTCGCCAAGAGTTGCGGTAGTGCGCCCAATAAATCCGCCGCCAGTGGCCTGAGCAAGTTTTGCGGTCGTAACTGAGTTGTTCGCGATCATTGCGGTGATGATCTCATTTGTTCCGACCGTGACGGTCGGGCTCCCGAGGAGATTAAGCTTGGAATACGTGATCGGATCAGTTGCAGAAGTGAAAACGTATCCTGGAGTTGTGTTAGCCATGGTATTTGTTTTTCCGTTACCCCACCTGAACTAGACTGTTTCTATCGCCCGCGCGAGCCTCAATGCCGACGCCCTCGATGTTGCAAACTCCGGTCGCATTTGTGACTCGATACCAACTGAGCCGACCTTTGCGGCGCGAAATGATCGGGAAGCGATACGACTGCCTCATCTCGGGCTGAAACCCCGTTCCGCACTGCACGCTGTCCGGCCCCGACGCGTAATCCTTTCGGAACGCCCGGTTGTAGTCGTCGTTCGCGTTGTCCATGCTGTAAGCCGCATCGTTGAACAGCCAGCTTTGTGACCGCAGGTAGGTCTGGTTCGTCAGAATAAACGACGACTCACTTGCCCCATCCGCAAACGCCTCAACCGAAAATTCAGGCCGGTTTGTGGACACGTCCATATACATCCGGCGCGGGATGTGGCTGTTATTGTCCAAGCGGTAAGCGCGGGTCGTCAGGCTGTCCGCAATCTCCGCCACGATGGTGCCGCTGATGTCTACGTTAGACTGGCCGGTGACGAAAATGCGCCCATCCGACGTGACGACGTGCAGCCTTACGGTGCCGTTGTAATTGCCGGTCACGAAGCCTTGGATGTCCATGCCAAGCGACGAATCAAATCCCCACTCACCCCACCATTGTTTCGTGATAAAGTTGTAGACCAAAATCGCATTGATCGTTGGCGAGTTATCCAGCGGAAGCGCGACGTAAAGCTTGTTATCCCAGTAGGCCATGCTGACGCGATACGCCTGCGGCCAATTTACGCGGTTGATGATCGACTTGATGTTGCGCGAAAGAGGCTCCGTCGCGGCCTGAAGATTGTTCTGGAGGTTGAGCTGAATTGTCGTGATGTCGCGGTCGGTCATGTAGACCAGATCGGGACCAACCGCAGTCACGGCATTGATGCCGATGATTCCGAGCTGACGCGTGACCTCGGTCGCTGTCACGTCGTTCAGCGATCCCTGCACGTTCTGAAGCATGATTGACGACTTGTATTTGAACACCACCAGACCGTTGTCGCCGAACGGGTAACTGGTAACAATGTAGTCGCTGCTGCCTGTGTTCAGATTGAAGCTGTTGGCAATGTCGTCGTAGGCCGTGAAATCCAGCACGTCGGAAGCAGCCAAGTTATCCTTGCCGTTTACGACCCACATGCGGTTCTGGCAATAGGTCGCTTGGTTGCTCTGCGGGATGCTGGCGAAGCCGGGGACGCCGCCCGTGTAGTCCGGCACCTCAATAAACGCGCCGTTCCAATTTCCGTCCCAGTAGATCGGCGTCTGGCCTTCGCCCGCGAAGATGAACAGCAGGTTATTGGCCTGCACAATCGTGGATTGCTGGCTTACGACGTAGCCTGACGGGTAGGCGATGTTGACGCTATTCTTCCCGAACGAGTAGAATCCGGCCGAAGTAGGCCCAGCGAGCACCTTCCAATCGCTGTCTGGCGCATTTGGGTCGGAGTAGGTGCCGCTGGCCCAGACAGTGACTCCGTAGGCCGTCATGGCCCGCATGTCTGTTCCGGTTATTCCGACCGCCACAAAGATTCCAGCCCCGTAGGTCACGCAGGTCCACGACTCATCAAGTGAGTTGTATCTGGATGACCATGTTATGCCGTCATACGAAATCATCACCCGATTATTTGTGCCGGTAGACGATACGGCTACGAATCGGTTGTATCCGAACGCGACCGACACCCACACGTTCGCCGCTGCGGCAGTTCTTGCGGTCCAAGTAACCCCGTCCGGCGAAGTCATCACCCGTGATGTTCCTAAACTTGAAACGGCTACAAAAAGACCATTCCCGTAGGCGACAGACTGCCATGCGTTGCTCTCCGGGCTGGTGCGCGCAGTCCACGTAACGCCATCGGGTGAGGTTGCTACAGCTCCAGATGTTCCGACCGCAACAAACGTCCCGTTTCCGTAGGTTATGCACTGCGAGTTCTGCGCGATCCCGGTATTTCCGCCCCATGTGATGCCATCCGTAGATGTCATCGCATAGGTGGGTCCGCTTGACGCGACCGCAACAAACTTTCCTGCACCATAGGCGACGGAGCGCCAATTGCTATCCGCAGCGCTCGTCCGACTCGTCCACGTTATGCCATCGGGCGAGGTCATCACGCGATTGCCTACGCCGGTAAGCGATACGGCTACGAACAGGCCAGCACCGAAACAGACTTCATTCCACGAGTTCGCAGCCGCCGCGGTCCGCGCCGTCCATGTGATTCCGTCGGGAGATGTCATCACGCGACTCGCACCGTTGTTGGAAACAGCCACAAACACTCCGTTCCCGTAGGTGATCGACTCCCACTCGTTATTGGCCGCAGTGGTCTGCGCGGTCCATTCGCTCAGGAACGGAGCGGCGCCTAATTCGGGAAGGCATACGAAGCCACCGCGCGTTGCCGCAGAGGAGTTGGTGAAATCCTTGTTGGTAGCTGCCTGCGCGATGCCTTGCGGCAAATTCTCCGGGTTCGTGAAATCGTCCACGCCAATGAACGCGGTGTCGCCCTCTTCCATCGGCGGGGCATCCTGCGGTCCATATGCGTTGTAACGATTCACTGGCTTGGTGCTGGCTTAGACCGGCAACGGGCCGTCCGGCTTCTTGGCAATCTCGGCGTGCTTGGCCTTTAGTTCGTCGTGCTCTTTCTTTAGCGCCTCATGCTGAACGGCAAGATTAGCCAGTTGGTCAACGAGCGTGGCGACAGCCTGCTGGTTCAATTGAGCGGCGATGGATGCTTTGGTTTCTGCGATGGTCATAGGATTTGGATTGGCATGGTTAGGCGCTCGGCGCGGATGAGCGAGAGCGTGAGTTCGTTGCGCGTCACTTGCTTTCGATTTTCTCAATGCGGGCGTCCATCTCTTTGATCGCGTTCACCAGCGCGGCGAGGATTGCGCGGTCATTCACGGTGTAGGTTGTTTCAACTTTGCGCGTCATTGCGCGTCCGTTGCCGTCGCGCTTGGTGGATTCGATGGTGCGGCGGCGACCGTTTGGCTCGGTCGTTGTCACGCTGTCCATTTCCTCAACGGTGCGCTGCGTGTTCACGGCCTCGGACAAACCGGCCGCGATGAGGTCTTGCGCAATCAGCGAGACGTTTATATCGGACGTGTTCAGTCCGGTTTCCTTCTTCCAAGTGTAAAACTTAGGCGAGAGTTTGCGGATTGCAGAAAGCCCGGTGGTAAAGTCTCCGGTGATGTTTTTTGCGCGAGCGTCGGAGGTGGCGGTGATGTTACCACTTGAATCTGTCGTGAGCGTGCCCGCGCCGTAGGCGTTGAAGCGCACCGCGCCGCTGCCGTTGATTTCTTGGCGCACGGTGCCCTGATTTGCAAAGGCAAGGACGCGCGTGGCCGCGGTCGCTGAATCTAGAAATCCCACGTATCCATCCGACACCGCACCGCCGAAGTGCATCGTCACCCAATTGCCATCGCCTTGCGCGTTCAGAAGTTTCGCCACAGGCGCGGTCGAGATTGCCGCCGCCGCGCCGGTGCGCGTGAGCGTCGTCAGGGCACCCGAGACGGTGAGGCCAGCGGTGAGCGTTGTCGCTCCGTTGGCCGCCAATGTCGTGAACGCGCCGCTATTTCGCGTAGTGTCACCGATGGGCATGTTCTGAATCGAGCCTCCCGTGATGGCTCCGTAAATCACCGTTGAAGTGGTGCCAGAGTTGCCAATCACCGTCTGATTGTCGGCGGTGGAGTATTGGTTGGAGCCGATGACAATTTGATTCACGGGCGCCACTTTTTGGGATGCGTGGTTGCCCGCGTTGAATCCGATGAAAATCGAATTACTTCCGCCGGTCGGTGTGAATCCGGCGTAGTTGCCGAGGGCGGTCATGCCCGTGATGGCGCCCGCATTGGTGAGTGCATACGCTCCCCATGCAGCGTTATCGTCGCCCGTGTTTGAGTAGAGCGATGCGCGGCCTCCTGCCGTGGTGCGAATCGCACTCACGCCGATCCGTGCGGCAGATTTGCCAACTGCGGTGATGTCGTAACCTGTCGAGTTGGAGCGCGCGGCCTCCGTGCCCACGGCGACAATCGAATGGCCTGTCGTGTTGTCCGCGCCGGGATAGCCGGAACCGTGCCCACCAATAAAGCAATTGAGGAGCGAGGGGTCGCCACCATCGCCAACGTGGAAATCGGATGACGTTCCAATCAACAAATTGCGGTTGAATGTAGCGGCACCGTTCGCCCCGCTCCCTAGCGCCAGCGACGCGCCGCTGTCGCCTCCTTGAGACGTGAGGCTATTTCCGGTCGTGGCAGCGACGGTTACATTATTCGTGGCAACATCCGATACGGTCACCGCGGAGTTTTGTGCCGTCTTCCCGCCTGTCCCATCGAACCGCACCATCGCGTTATCCGTGCTCGACGCCGGCCCATTGAAATCACCCGCCCCGCCCGTGGCCGTGACCCAAATCGGGTTTGCCGCCGCGCCTTGCGTCGAGAGGAGTTGCCCCGAGGTGCCCGGCGTAAGCGCCGTCCATGCCGAGGCGTTCCTGTAAAGAACCGCGCCCTGCGTGGTGCTGATGAGGTCGAGGGCCGAGGAGGCGGCTGCGGGCGTAGTGACGCCAGCGGCACCGCTACCCAAAACGCTAGGATGATTGCTAAGCATGGTGTGTTGCCCCCGCAGGGATTAAATTTGGAACGCCGAAGAGAAGATCGTGGCGTCGCCCGCCGCCGCAGTGTCGCGAATGAAGCGGGCCGCGTTAAACTGATCCACGTTCCACGTATAGGCCGAGCCCACGTAGAGCAGATGGCCGACCGTGCTAGTCGGGTCCGTGCCGTCCCAGCGGACGCGCACGTTATATGCCTGCACGTCAAAACTGACGACCGAGTTGGCGCCCACAGCGGACGAGCCCGTGTAGCCGGCCGGCGAGACTGCGGCGGTGCTTACCGTAAGCGATTGGCTGGCGACCGGCGATGCGCCCAGCATGGCGCGCTTCGGGTAGGAGACGTTCTGGGATGAGTAGGCCATGGTGGTAGGTGGTTAAAGTAGTGAGCGCTTAGTAGGCTGGGCGGGAGGTAAGGTGAGTTGCGACCTTCATTGGCGACATCACGTTCATCTGGCGTTCGTTCTTATCGAGTTGATCCCCCATCTTGTCCTCGGCGATGGCATAGACGGCCTGCGCCTTGTCGAACTGGCCGTCGCTGATCAGCCAATCGCCGAACGACTGGTAGATACAGAACTGGATGAATGTATCGTAAAGCGTAATCCTCACCCAGCTATTGGGTGTCGTGGTCGGCGATTGCCCCGCGCTGGTCGCCACGATACACTTGTAGAAATCCCCGTAGCCGTCCGACGCCGTGAAGTAAATCTGCTCATCCACCGCGTAGGTCTCCGCCGCGTCGTAAACGTCGCCCGTGTATTGCGGGCACGTCTGGCGGTAGTAGATGAAAATTGGGTTATTTGGCGGTGCTCCGTAGAGGTTGTTTTGCGCTACTCCGTTCTGATAAACGACATACTGGTATGGCGTGCCGTTAATAACCTGTATCCCCTGCGGAGTGATGTTGTATCCGAACTGCGACGGGTAGTTACTGGCGAACGGGCTGCACGGCCAGATGTTGTAGATCGCGTCGATTTCGTTTTCGCCCAACTGGTCCCATGACAGCACCAAGTCCTGCACTGGCGTATATTGCGTCTGCTGGACAAGGGCGCCCCACAGATAGCAGCCCTTGGTTGTGTCGCCCGCGTAGGAGAGCGTAGAGCCATCGGTCGAAAGCTGAAGCGTGTAGCTCCCCGACGTGGTGGCCGCGGCGTTGGCCGTGAACGTCGCTTGGCAGAGCCAGAAGCCGTTCGGCTGTTGCGCGATGGTCGTGGACGTGAAGTTGGTTGCGGTTCCTACGGTGCCCGCCGACGTGTTGAAGAACGCCGTGTAAGTCGTGACGCCATCGGTCACGGACAGGTATTGCCAGATGCGACCGTTGGGCCGGGCGTAGAACGAGACGGTGTAGCTGGTGCTCGGATAGAACGTGGTGACGCTTTGGGAAACGCTGTGCGCCGAACTTGCGCCGGTCTCCATCATCTTCGTCGCCGTGGTGAAGCCGTCAGCGGGGTTGGGGATGCTGTTTGCGGTCAACGTGGCCGCAGTTGCGGTCCAGTAGGCGGTCTGAGCCTGGTTGTTCGGATAACTGAGCCGATTGCCAAGGAAACGCGCCTCGCCGTAGGGGCTAATCTCAATCCACGGGGCGTCGTCCCACATCTTCTGGATCGCGGTGTTGAACGTCGAATTTGCGACGGCAGCAATCTCGGTCGTGATCCGGTCAGCAGGGATGCCGACCAGTGCGGCCCACTGGGTCAGAAACGTGGAGTAGTGACTGGCTAGCCTTGCCATATTATCGCCCGTTGCAGGTCTTGCGAAGGCTGCTCAACATCGCCTCTGGCGACTTGTGCTCGGGACGGGCGCAGTCGCACTTGGACGACATGCCCTTGGACGTGTTGACGGTCGGAGCCGGGGCTTTGATGTCGCCGGGAGCAGTAGAGGCGGAGGGCTTGTTTTGCATGGTGTTTAGCGCATCCCGAGTGGGCGGGACTGGGCTTGGTTGAGGATGTTGCCGGTTTTAACGTGGGCTGGACCTTGTTTTTCGCGCTCAAGAAGCTCATCAGACCAATACTTCACACGCGCATTGTGACTCTCGTAGGATTTCTCGTCGTCGGCCTTGGCGGCTTGGGCTCTTTTCTCCAAATACTCCTTTAGTTTCCTGCGCTTAAACTCAACGGTTTCGTCGTCATTCATCGGACCTTCTCCGATGCTATCTAGGGCACTGTTGACGGACTCCTTAAATGTTTTGGTTTCGAGTGGCATAAAATTAAACAGGTTTTCCGTTCACAAATGTTTTGCCGTGCCGCAAGTCACCCTTGCGCTTCGGGCGGTAGCCGGGGCAGCAAAGCTCCGGGTTGTCGGCCAAAAAATCATCAAGCCATCCCTCGTGGCCACCGTTCTGGTGAAGCATACGGAAGTAGAGACGCGGATCAATGCTAGCTACCTTTTGGCCGAGCGTGTCAATGGTCGTGGAACCAGCCTGCCGCGAGATGCGCGCCAGCTTCTCCTGCCGCAACTGGGCCGCAACCTTCTCGGCTGGCACCCGCCCGCGAATCTCCGCCTCAAATTCATCGAGGAACTGCTGGGGCAAGCCCGTGATAAGCTCGCCGTCTCCAAGTGCGACCATGGACATAGGTAAAGGCGCCTAACTGTTGCTGTTGAAATGGTGGCCGGCCCTTCAAAGGGGCTACGTCGCCGCGGCCATAGCGCAAAGTGAGCGGAGCGCGTGATGAGCGCGCCCCGCTGAGTGACAATTACGGCAAGTCGGCCGTATTCTGAATGCGCAGGTAGATGTCCAGCGCGCCCGAAGTGAGCGCGGCGGGACCGCCCGTGCCTGCGGCAGTGAACGTCGCTACGAGGTTCTTCGCGGCAGTGAACGTCAGGTTGGTCGAGACCGCCACGCCGCTCGCCTGCGGGAGCCATGCAGCCGTGAGGATGCTGGTGCTCGCAATGAGGGCGTTCGTGGTGGTCGTGGTGCCTACGATGACGGTCGCGGCGGTGATGCCGGCGAACGCTGTGTAGATGTTGACGCCAGCCTTGTCGATATACCAAGCGGCAGGAGTCGCGCCGAGCGTCACGGTGACGGTATCGGATGCGCCAGTGCCGTAGGCAATGTCGGTGCTAAGGATGGTGGCTTTGTAGTTGTAGCCCGACGAGGCGCGTTCCTGTTCGGAAAGCGGCGAGACGCGGGCCGGATTGATCGTGATTGCTGTATCAGCCATGGTAGTGTGCTCCTATTGGTTAATTGTTGGCTGTGAGGTTAGCTGGAACCGGCGAACTTGCCGAGACCGCGAGGATTCTTGACCATGAGGAGGAGTGCAGTCTGGACGAGACCGCGACGGCCACCGCCCTGATTCTCCAACTCCATGCTGTCAACGCCGAGCATCGTGCCGATGCCGACAAGGGCAGGGTCGATGACGTAGCCACGGGCCATCTGCTGATTGGTCGTAGTCGTGACGGCGGAGCCATCGAGAAGACCGTTGAACATATCAGGAATGATCGTGACCGTATGGAACGAGCCCTTGTAGACCGAAACATCGAGGTCGATGCGGTTCGAGGACGCGTCCTGCGTGACCTGGTAGGTCTTGGTCGTGCCGGAAGCACCTTCAACGCGTTGGAACGTGTTGATCGCGGTGATCAGGTTCGGGCCGGCGAACAGCGAGTAGCTGCGGCGACCGCCGTTCTGGGTGAAGATCGACCGGAACACGCCGTTGAACAGCGGCTCAGTGAGCGATGCGGTGGCGGTGGTGTCGATGTTGCCAGAGGGCGTGAGGAACAGGCTCGGGACCGGGTTGGTGGTCTGAGCGGTGGCCTTAATCCACGAACCAAGACCACGGGTCTTGTAGGGCGCGAGGCCGGTATCGGCCTGCATGTCGTTATCGGAGCCAACGGCGGCTTCGATGGAGCGTTTAAGCTCGC